CTTTGGATTATACGATATGCACGGCAACGTCTGGGAATGGTGTCAAGATGATTGGCATAGTGACTATGAAGGTGCGCCTACAGATGGTAGCGCATGGTTAAGCAGCGAAGAGAGTAGTGATAGAAAGCTGCTGCGCGGTGGTTCGTGGTACTACTTTCCTGCACATTGCCGTTCTGCTTATCGCTACCACAGCAATCTCGCCTACAACACCGACTATATTGGTTTTCGGGTTGTGTGTGGTGGTGCGGCGAGGACTTGATAGCACTATGCGCTTTTGCCCTCTTGCTCTTTTCTTGTCTTGTCCCTCTCGCATAGCGAGAAAATTTTTTTGTCAGAATCAGGATATCCACCGATTAAAGGATGAACAGGATGAAACCAGGGATTTTATATTGTCAGCTTGCGACGTATAACTAACAACCGGAATTTTAGTGGGTTTCAACCGACTTCAGCTATGAGACAGAGAATTTATTCTCTGGCGTTGTTGATGCTAATAAATAAATGAAAGCAGGTGATAAAAAATGCCAAAAATTATTATTCATGAGTGTCAGTAACTCAGCCCTAAAGGGACTGAGCTTGTAAGAAATTGCAAGCTGTACTGACCGGTCTAAGTCTTCACTGACTACGTTTTTTGAGTCACAACACCCTGGAATGCGAAGCCCCTTCAGGGTTCAGCAGTCGCTCATGGGGGAAACCCCCAAGATCGCGCTGCCTCACTAGTTCCCCGCTCTGTCGCTTGTGATTAAACAGTTCTAAGGTCACTGGAACAGTGTTGCAAGCTCAAGCAAGCTCTTATAACTGGTCGTTCGCGCAGCGTGCCGTAAGCATCAGCTAACATTACCCGCAAGGAGGGACTTTATGTCAAAAGTATTTGTTTTAGACACTGAAAAAAGACCATTAGACCCAATTCATTCAGCACAGGCTAGACAGTTGGACGTTTCACAATTAACCCTCCATTTCTCCCATCACCAAACTGAGTACAGTTTTGGTGGGGGTCTCCTGGAGGTTTAGATGAAAAACTTTGACCAAAGCTTAGTAGAAAATCTAAAAAATACTAGACAAGATTATTTAGGCTTATTTTTAGAAAGGCTACTTGAAAGAGGCTATAAAATAATTCTTGAGAACTGTGGTTTTTTTAGTTGTGGAGAAGAGAGCAAAAGGAGCAAAGAAAGGCGTTATAGCTTTTGATGAGCTAGATGAGTTTAAAGGAAAAGGTGTCTCAGGCAAGAGGTTATTCTTTGATACATCTGATGAATGGGATAAATATCAGCGATCACCAATTGTACTTCCTGCGCCCGCTAATGAGTTACAAGTACAGTTCGCGTTAAACGCCATAGAAAACTTGAAGCCAGAGTTGTTAAGAGAGACTGGAGAGGAGGTTTGGGAGTACAATGTCTAAAAACTTTGCTCAAGCTTTAACAGACAAACAACTACTTGTACACAAACCCTTTGTGTACAAGTTGTGGAAAAGTCCAGATTACGTACAAGAAGTATTCCCAGAGTTGGCGGAAGCCTTACAAGGTGATGGCACAGCGTTAGAACTTTATAGTGGTGTGTCTGAAGAAATAGTCAAAAGAAACTTGACAGAACTAGGAACAGATGCTGAGTTTGCACAAGCGTGGGGGTCTAGAACAGTAGTATTTGATGTGTATGAAGATTAGAGACAATAAAGCCCTCCTGCTAAGAAGAGTGTGGGGTATGTCACAGATAGGATACAATAACAAATAGTAATGCAGAGAGAAAAAGTCTAATAGAAAAAGTCTATCAACTAACTTCTGGGCAATATGAAGACTACCAAATTCATGGTACTTTTCCATCCCTTGAGGAGGCAGAAAGAGCAAAATTTCTTTGGGGCATAGAGGCAAACTACAACCATGTAGACATTGAAGAGGTAGAGGTGGAAACTATTCCACCTTTGCCGGAGCTTGATGGAAGGCTGCCTTTCGAGGTATCGTTGCATCCTCAACAAGTGTACGTAAAACAAGGGTGGTACGGTCGTTCTTTTAAAGAACAAGAAGGGTACTCTTTCTATCCAAACTCCAAGGCAGAACATATTTGGGAAAGTAATTCCCCTGTAGAAGAAGGATACACTTTTGATAAAGATTCTCAGAGCTATACTTTTTATGTCTGGGCGACAGATAAAAAAGAGGCACAGAAAATAGCAACAGAAAAATTCCAAAAGATTGGATAAAATAGCCTTAAAAGAGCATGAACATATTGAGAGAAGCTTTAGCAGCCACCCAGCACGCCATCTGGGCTCATTGGACAAAGTACCAGTTTTCAGTTTGTGTCAAGAATGAAGACGGTTCTTTAACCATCCCTGCCGATAAGGTAGAGAGGTGGACGCGGCAGGTCAACACTGACTACTCTGGATTAACAGATAAAGAAAAAGAAAGTTATAGACACCAAGCAGACAAGACTGTAGAAGTAATAAATACAAAAATGAAGGTGGATTGTTATAAGTGGGTAGGAGAAAAATAATCACAAGTAGTGTCTTACAAAATTACAAAGGAAACCAGGAGATTTAAGTCCGTGATTAATGAACTTTTAGATCTGCTATACTCATTTCAGCCTATCAGACAATTGATAGGAGGCACATGGTGGCTTATAGCAGATTACCGCCGAGATAAAGCCGTATGGGTATTAGAACAACCAGAAGGTTATAATATTCTAGATCATGAAGAATGGATATAAGCTACAAACGTTAACGTAAACAAGAGGAACTAACTATGGATTTTTCAAAAGAACTCGAAGATTTATTTTCTGAGCTAAATGCAGACCCTTATCTACGCCTGTCTCCAGCTAAAATAGGACAATCAGGAAATGTCAAAGCAGACCTAGACTGGTTAGAAGGCAATTGTTTAATATTTAGAAATGACTTTAAGGAAGGTCTAAGCAGCAGTGCGTTTGACTTGTTTGTTAACAATACAAAAGCTTTGTTAGATAAACATCTTGGACACTCTAACTGGGTAGAAGATGTTGGAGGAAACCCAAAAGGAACTGCTGAAGCATGGAGCAAAGAAGGGTACACAGACCAGTTGTACACAGACCAGTTGCGGACTCAAGTAGGTCTAGCTGTAAAAGTAGGAGAAAATTGTAGACTTGCGTTAATATAGTAAAAGAGTCTCAGAACTAGGATGTTGTGCTGTGCAATTCAGCAGGGTTTGGGAATTTGGATAATTAAATCCCTGTAATAGACCGCCAATTAAAGTAATTCCTAAACATCAGAAGAGACTTCAACAGAGTGTGGCTGATTGGTAAGGCAGTGGTAGGCGAGGATGACCACAGCAGGATAAGCGCAAACGCCTCAACGTGACTGCTAAATGGAAGTTCAAATCTTCCCACTCCGGTTGCCCATAAATTCTCCTTCAAGGTTATACGTTTTAGGTTAGTTGGGGGGGGGGGCAAGACTAATCTAAAACTTTCTCAACCAACTTGACAATTTATAACAGTAAGCTATACTGGTTTTAGTGGAGAGAGCAAGAAGGTATACACTTGACCTTCTCTCTACTGCCAGATTCTGGGTAGATATGCAAGTGGTTAAAGCAAGCAGCCTGTAAAGCTGATTCTCGGAAGAGATACATAAGTTCAAATCTTATCCTACCCACTACACTCTCTTAGTTCAGTTGGTAGAACGCGGGTCTCCAAAACCTGATGTCGGGGGTTCAAGTCCTCCAGAGAGTGCCAAGCTGGTATAGAATAGTGGTTAATTCTCCGGGTTTTCATCCCGGCAACAGCAGTTCAATTCTGCTTACCAGTACCAAGCTTTCTTAGCTCAATTGGATAGAGCGTCGGTCTACGAAACCGAAGGTTGTCGGTTCAAGTCCAACAGAAAGCACTTCCCGTTATGCGAGAACCAGCACTACACTGGAGCTATTGTAGACGCATCTTGGCACTGTTGCGAAGAAATCAAGCCCGGTATATTTCCCACCTTTAACCAAAGGTTTAACGTTAGCATCCTTAGTGATGTAAGGGAAAGCATGGAGAGAGACCGGCATGGAAGAGGAAAGCGTCTTGAAAACGCCTGCGGTTGAAACCCGTCAAGAGTTCGATTCTCTTTCTCTCCGTTTGGAAGGTGGCCGGGACGGTAACGGAACTAACTGCTAATTAGTCATCAGAGATGGTGAGCTGGTTCGACTCCAGCACCTTCCGCCTTGGGGGTGTAGTATAGAGGCATTATGTCCGATTGTCTATCGGAAGAAGGCGGATCGTTACCGCTCACCCTCGTTCTCCCTAACAGGAGAAGCCAGTGATACACTGGGTTAGCTATGTTCAGGCGTACTAACAATGTATCAATACAACAATGCTTCATAGCATAATGGCAGTGCGCCACTCTGTTAAAGCGGATAGTCTAAGTTCGACTCTTAGTGAAGCAGTTACTGGGCGTGGGCTAATGGTAAGCCGCCTGTTTTGGGAACAGGAAAATGCGAGTTCAACTCTTGCCGCTCAGACTGATGTTTGTCACTAACGCCCCTTATAATACCTCCAAGAAACTAGAAGTATTTTGATTATGAAGGAGTGGTGAAAGGGTATCACAAGGCAAATAAACTAGACTGAGCAAGAAGAGAGTAATTAACTCTTCTCGTATCTTATGAGTGATGCCTAATTGCTGGGTTCAAGTCCCGCCTCCTATCCTATTTAGAAAAAAAAGAAAGAGTATAATAAATTCCTCCTCTTTCTCTTCTTTCTTTTAATTATTCTTTTTTTCTCTTTTTTAACTTACAGCATACAACTTAAAAGGCTCTGCTACTTTACTAGACTTATAACCCTGCTCTGCTAGTTTGGGGATTAGGTACTGAATACCCTTTTGAGTTATCAAAACCTGCTGCATCGCTCCACCGTAAGCTGTAGTCTTCTCAATAACAGTGAAGATGCCTAAGTCAACGTACTTTTGGTAGGGATGAGCAGTGTCTATAAGGTATTTAAGCTTTACTAAGATCTTAAAGAGATTGTTTCTACCTATGTCTGGAATATTTAATAACTGCGCGGCTTCTTGGAAAGTTAGATTATCTTTAGCCTTTAAAAGAATTTCAGCTGCTTGAGCTTTAGGTACTAGCTCACTGTTAGTAGTTAGTAACTCTTCGTTAACAGCAGCAAGTGAAGCGCGTTCTCTTTCTACAGCTACTAACATCTCCAAGGACTCAAGAAAGTTAGTAGGCAGCTTATACTCTGGCTCCTGCGGTTTCCAACCAGTTTGACTGTGGATGAAAGTTCTGATACCAGCGGCAGCAAACCTACAAACATTATTGGCAGCTTCTATCTTTCCAGCTTTAGCATAATGAGTTATTACAGCCGCGCAAAAAGTGTCTTTTAGGATGTTGGCGTTGTTTAAACTTGAGTTGGTCATGAGTGACAAATCGTCCAAACTATTACCTACAAAAGGTTCTAGGATATCAGAGGGGGATTTGTTCACTAGTGCCTTCAACAGTTTAGAGATTGTACTAGGGTCTAGCCCACAAGCTCTAGCTAAACCTGCGGAGGACATTCCAGATTCACCTGTAGTCTGAATAGTGTAAAACTCAATTCCGTCTTTAACTGCTTTGAGAACTGCTGGAGATAATGCTATAGTAGTCATAGAATACTTTTAGGATATTAAGAGAAAGGAGAGGCTGTTTAGATGACCTCTCCTTTCTGTTGCTTACCTTTATATTCTAACAAATAAAATCAGCTTAATACTCGTCGTGGCTCCAACTACCAGAGCCATTACTGTTTGTACCCCAACCAGAATATCCTCGTCTAATCTGCCCCGCTAGAGGTCTACCGGAAGACTGAAATCCTAAGTCAGCAAATTCATCATTAGGATTATTCCGACGAACTGTTCGTTGCACAGTTGTATCAAAGGATAGTGACGCAGTTTGGTCTGACATTAAGTGCCAGGCCACAGCACATACGCAATCTGCTAAATCTTTGCTGCTATCCTTTCTATGGTCAATTTTACGCCCTTTAATAAGCTGAATCCCGAACAATTCCTCTTTAAGTTTGCTACTCCACTGAGAGTCCTTTGGAAAGATTAATCTATCTTCATGCAGCAGCTTTCTGGTAAAGTCATAAATCTCTAACTGCTTACCTGCGGAGAAAGTCATAATGCTGGCGTTTAGTCCTGTGCCTTTCAACCTTTGAATAGTCTCTGGATTGTAATGGTCACTAGTTATCTTACTAAGAGGACGACTTTGATGAATTTGGTAGATAGTTTGGTAAACGTTACTAATACCTACCTGCTGACCAATATCTGGTTCCCAGGCTAGTAGAGCATCTATCACAGCAATCTTCTGGTCTTTGCGTTGCTCACGATGCCCAAAAGCGATCGCATAGGCATCTCTCACAAAAGCTGGGTCAAGGTGCATTACAGTAACCTGTCTGTAAGGTCTAATGTCAGTTACAGATAGTCTGACTAGGTTATCCTCAGCAGGAGGCATTACAGTAGCTCGTAGGACACTATTACCCGTAAAGGCTCTTTCTACTTCTATGCCGTTAAAGAAACTGTATGCTTTATTAAACCGGACTCCTTCAAACTCAAGAGCAGCCTTACGAGGGTCATCATCGTACTCAGCTTGTATAATTGGGTTGTCTCTAGCCGCGTGAACAGGGTTTAAATCCCAAGCGCGTAACCTAAATCCTACACGTCCATTACTCGTCTTGCTCTTGTTATATAAAACTTGAATAGCATCCCCATCACACCAAGCAGAAGATATAGCTATTCTTTTAGCGTCACTACCAAAAGTTACTCCAGAGATACCAATGTTAGACCAGAGTTTAAGAGCGTTACTTTCATCTTCAGCATGACCGTCCTCATCAAACCTGGCTACTTCGTCCATCGCTAAGAGAATAACAGAGGAACCAACTTGAGATGCAGAGTTAGAGTTACCACTGTAGATGTGCAGCAGCTTATCAGGATACTTAACTTCTTCTTCTCCTACTATTATCTTTTTTTGGTCTATTAATCTTTTTATAGAAGGTATGTACTCTAATAGAGCTTTAGCTTGACCAAAGATTGTTCTCTTAGTCTGAGTGGCACTGGTAGCTATACAATAAATAGCTATTGGAGTCGAAGAGGCTATATTGTAATGCTTTTGAGGACTCTTCATCATACAAAGTCTGTAAAACTCATAAGCAACTATAATTGAAGCAGCCCAGCTATTATGACTAGTAAACCCGTTAGCTGTGTAACAGTGATGCTCTGGCACGCCAATGTCTAGAGTTTCTTCCTTGCTATCCTCGATAGAGGTGATTTTATTAAAGAAGTAATCCTTTTGTATTAAATCAACAAAGTGGTGTACAGCTTCCTTATCGAAGTTTATCTCGGAGTGAACGCTTATCCACTCTAATAAATTCTTAACTCTTGAGTAAGTTAGCTCTTCACCAGAACTTGGTTTAAGTACATTTCCTACTATACGTTTAAACTCTGTGCGGTAAGGTAGCTTAGATTTAGCCCTGCCACAGAACTTTTTAGTTACATCAGAACGTAACTCTTCTCCTCTTGAATTAGCCGGTAGACAATTTAGAAGTCTTTTTAGCCAGTCAATCTGATTAGGAATAGACTCAAGAGTACCTCCTTCTTTGCTTTTATCTAAGGTAGCCAAAAGCTTATCCTGTTTACGAGGTAGTCTAAATCCAATTTCTTTGGAGAAAATTATCCTAGATTTTAAACCACTAGTTGTGAGTACGTAATACTCTTTTTCTTTAACAAAACTAGAATTTATTCTGCTCACTATGCCAAAATTAAGAAGCAAAATCTGTACTTCCTGAGCCAGCTTTTTAGAAGATGTAGAAAAACTCACATCTTTAGAACTGACTGTTCCATCAGTATCAAACAGACCGGACAAGAAAGAAGCTACAACTTTTTTTGGAGACTTCATTATTATCCAAGGAACTCTTTTAGAATCTCTATCTTTGCTGCTAAATCCTAAGTGCTCAAAGAATCTTTTATTAATAACACTTCCTATTCTAAGGTTAGGAACAGACCTACTTACTGAGTATTGATAGTCTAAGTCAGCCTCCACAAAAGTCTTTCTGATGAAAGGAACATAGACCTCTAGGTCACTTTTTAAACCTGTTAGAACAAGATTATCACTTGTCCAAGAACCGTCTCCACACAATAAACCCAAGAGATAGCCGTAGTTCTCATCAAAGAGTGTGGGAGAACCGCCGCTTTGTAACCTCACAAGAGGACTATCTCTTTTTGCTTTTTCAAAATAAGAGGAGACTTCTTGATACTGCTCTGCCCATAGATTAGAGTTACGCTCTATGCAAACCACATCTCCAATTTTTAGGTTATCCATGTACTCCCACCTAATTAGACCAGACTTGTCTAAAATTTTAATTCGGTGGTTATCCGTGGCTCCTATAGAATAACCATTAAAAGTTTTTATTCTCTTAACCCTAGCAAAGCCATTATAAAACCGGCGGTCAGCCTTACTAGTAACTCCATCAGGTAGAGCTACCTTAAAGTCTACTGATTGCCACTCAACTGTTGGATCAAGCTTCAGTTCTTTAGCTTCTATAAATCCTTGGCTAGTAGGTATTAAGGTGTCTAAAGTTATACATTTTCCACCTCTTCTGCCAGCTTCAATACACAGAGACTGGTTTTGCTTTCCTACTTCATAAAATTCTGGATTAATAGAAGTTCGATCTAGGGCGTACCAAGCCTCAAGAATTTCTATATCTTCTGGCTCTAGTTCTAAGCCATAAAAAGTCTTTAAAACTAACCATTGCCTACGGTGTATTTCCTTAACGCCCCACGCTTCTCGGTCTATTTCTTTATTTAAAAAATCAACAATATTATTAGCCGCGTCGCTATGACCAAGCTCATTATTGATAGTATCAATTAATGAGCCTAGAAAATCTTCTACGTCTAATCCACTTCCTATAATAGCCATTAATTACTACACATACTAGGTTCAATAACAAACATCTGAGGTTGGATAACTAAACTGTTAGAGCTAAACGCTAAAGGAGATATACTCACTTTTGTATACGCAATTAAACTTCCACTAGTTATAGTAGACCACAGAGAACAATACAGACTGCTTAAATCCGCATTAAAACTAGGAAAAGTTATTGTATTTGTGTTAACAGCAATATTTAAAGACTCATCAATGGTAAATAAGAGTAATTGGCGAGAAACTAGCTCGGCAGAATTTGTAGTAGGGGCATTCTGATGAAAAGAGATATATCTACTTCCAGTTGGTACAGAAGATGTAGTACCGCCCACTGTGACAGTACCACCTAGAAGAATTAACTTTAAATATGCCAGAGATAGTGATGGTGAAAGCATATACTTTTATATAACTAATCCAACGTAAACCAATTATATCAATTTAGTTAAGCTAAAAAACGAAAGTCACGAGAGAAAATGTTTAGTGTATAAGAACCTAAATTAGCTTTTATAGAAAAGACTCTTTCTGGTCTAGTGTTTAGTTCGCCCGCAATTAAGTAACTAACACCAACAGGAGCTACCCATCCTAATATACTGGTTAAACCACTAGGCACTTGACTAAAAGTTTTTAGTTTAACTGTGGGTAGATACTCTTCCAGCGGTTCTACGTATTTATCACCGCTTATTATTCTCTGAGCATTATCTGTAGAGTAAGGAAATCCTGGTGTTGGTCTTAGAGTTAACTGTTGGTAAATAGTAGTTAACTCTCCATACTGCCCCTGGTTAGCTTTTTCCACCTCTTGCCAGTTATAGGCGATCGCTTTGTACTGTAATTCTTCTAAATAGTTATTGTTAAATTCTTGTTCTTCAGAAGTATAAGTATTAGACTCAAAACTATCAAAAGCAGAAAATGGAGCAGGTTCTTGATAAATCCTTTCAAATTCTGTACGAAGTAAGGAAGTAAGTTTTGCTTGTATGCTCAGTTCAGGGTGTAGAAATAGGATGCTTATTATCTCTTTGCTAATAGACTCCGACAGATTAACAGCTAGAGGAAATAACAACTTCAGAAGGTTTCTTAACAAAAACCCGCTGCTCTTAAGAAGAGGTAGTCTCATTAAACTATATCTCAGAAACCAGACAAAGTAGGTTTTTGAGTAAGCGTATAACAAACCTCCAATAATAGAAGTTCTATCTCCTTCTAACTCAGATAGACTCCACTCACTACCTTCTGGCAACATTCTAATTAATTCTTCTCTTGCGAAGGCAGTGTAAGCCTGAGCAGAGTAAGCAAAAGTTTCAAATACACTATTAGCTACTAAAGAGTAGTTATACCCTGCACAGGCTAGAGGGGCTAATAGATCTATTCTTAGATTAGTAGAAGTATTAAGTCTATAGGCTTCTTGATTAATAGTTAGAAGTTCTGTAACCCAAGCTGGAGAGTTTGGCAAAGAATATCTTAAAGCAGCTACTAGATAATCAGAGTCAGTTAAGCTTACTCTTAAAGTGTTATAGACCAGAAACTCTTGAATCCAATTAGCACTAGAAAACTCTTTAAGCCACCAAAGCCTGTAGCTTAGAGCTTTAAGTAAATTGTAGCTTGCAAATAACTCATAGTAACTATCTTCTAAATTAGCCGGCGAGCCTGCTATAGCAAGGTATAGTCTTGCTGCCTGTTCATGTATGAAGCTGTCGTATTCTAATAATAAAAAAGAATTAAAAAATAAGGAAGAAAGAAAACTAGAAGTTAAAGATAAAGAAAAGAAGTCATAGTAACCTTCTTCATGAGTACCAGCGCACCAACCACTTACTTTACTAACAGACTCAGCACAACAATAAGCAAAGCCTCTAGCTAGTTCTATACAATCTTTTAAAAAACTACCAAGCGTATTATCTAAATAGCTTAAATCGCTTAAGTAGTGAAGAGCGTGAACAACAGCGTAGCCTAGTAGAGCATTATCTTCAATATTTACTGTAACAGATATGTCATCAACACTTAAAGAAGCAAACCCCCAGAAGTCTTCTTTAGACGCTAACAACTGTCCTGTACTATTGTCTAATAGATTCTTGGCGATCGCAATTCTAATTAATTCTCGTAGTTGGGCTATAACTAACTCTGTAGAATTAATAGAGCAACTTAAAAAAAGCCCCCATGCAGCAGACTTAAGAGTTCTTACATTAGAAGTAATACTTTCTACAGATAGTACACCATTTGAATAATTAGGAATTAAGTAGTTCTTTTGTAGATGCTGAAAGGTGACAGGCTCATTAGGTAAATGAATCGTGGTGTCTTTCCGTCCTGTATAGTTAACCAGACTAGAAGAATTAGAAAGATAAGCAAGATTAGGAAAATTAGCCTGCCGTTGCTCCTCCTGACCATGTTTAGTAACTATATAACTATTTATAGGAATAGTAGAAGAAAGACTTAAAGAAGAGGATAAAAGAACAGAATGACTTACTTTAAATTTTTGGTTGTGACTGGCTACAGATAAAAGATACTCATTTCCTGCAGAGGTGGGTGATAAAGATATATCTCTATAATCTTCTGTAGTTTCAGAAGTCAGAGAGCTACCACTTAAGTTAAATCTGTTAATAAAGTTTGTGAGTGGTTGCTGGCTAAAAAACCAAACAGGTATTAGTGGGTGCATAATCTAAGCAGGATAAGAGATATCAAGAGAAGAAAGAATAAGTATCTGGTCTAACTCTGCCGTTACGTCAGCTAAAGGACTAACAACCTTAACGCTTTGCACAAGAGGTTTTACAAGCTGCTCAACCCGGCTTAAAGGAACAGAGTCAGCTATATCTAAAGAGCTGACAAAACTTTTAACGGTAGAAGATATCTGTAAAGTCAGAGAAGTTAAGTCAGCAAGAGAAGAAGTAAAAGGTACAACCTTTAAAGAGAGGGGAAAGGATTTTATTCTAGCCGTGTTTAAAGCAAGAATAATACCCGCAGGGATTAGAGGTAGCACATAGTCTCTCAAAGAAATAAGTTCTTCAGAAGTAAAACCTTCAACAGTGTTAACCCAGACTTCCACAATTCCGCCAGCTCTTGTTTTAACGTAGGCTCTTGAAACTCCTGGATAAGCTAATAACTCCCGACGAAGAAAGTTCTTAGAAGCTGGTTGGTTAACAGAAACTAATCTACTCAATAGTCTTTCTCTTAAAGAAGAATCTGTCTCGCTATCTCTACCTCCTACTAAACTACCTTCGTATTTTCCATTTGGTAGCTTGGTAGAAGCAACAATAAAATTAATCTCTGGGTAACTCTGGCTAAATAGCCTTGTCCCAGCCAAGATATTATAAACTGAACCTCTACTAGCTGCCTGTACTAACACAGTCGTACCAACAAGGGTAGAGGATACTTTAGATTCTTGAGATACAACTTGAAGCCCAGAAGCTAATTCAGTAAAGATAGTCCCTACTGGAAGAGTAATTTGTGAACTAGTAGGCGGAATGAAAACATAACCTGTTGAATAGGTAGCTTCCCCCCTTTCCACAATACTTAGAGCCAATTCATCAAGCTCTGCACTACTAGCAGCGAGAACATTATTAGCTAATAAAACACTACTTAAACGGAGCTCTTGCAAACTAATAATAGAAGCGTTAGCCCGTGCTAAAACATAAAGAGGAGAGGTAGGAGAGAGGTCAATATCTACAGCATTGCCAGCTTCGCTAAGAGCAGCTAAGTAATCTGTTTGAGCTTCTTCTATAGTTCTTGGTTTAAACATTTAATTTATACTTGCTACTAAAACATCTTGAGAGTCTGAAGGAGTAAAAACAACCTCTATGTTTGTATCTTGGACACTTACACCTCTAAGGCTAATTCTAGAGTCTTCTTTTAGAGATTCAGCTATTATCTCACTGATATCAGATTGATTAAACTCACTATCTGGATAAGCAATATACTGATTTAAGGTACTGCCAAAAGTAGTTCCTATCTCTTGAGTACCTGTTTCAGTTCTAACTACTCGGGCGTAAGAGGAAGGATTAGTAGCTAGTCTTCTTTTTACAGACTTTGATAAAACTTCCGCGCCTTCTATCCACTGAAGCTTTAAATCTCCTTGCTTTGTAAAGATTAAATCTTTCATACTAAAATCAGTTTAGGTTCTAAATCATGAGTGTTACCAATACCAATGTATTGAGTATCTGAAGTTAATACAATGCTTTTAGATTTTGACCTCAGTATTGATAAACTATTTTCTTCGTAAAGACTGACTTGTAAAGTATAAGAGCCTTCTAGCCATACTCCAGCACCGTTAAGCTTTATTACTCCTCTATCAGGATAATCATTACCAATAGCTAATAAAGACCCCTCCCTGTAAATAGACCAGCCTAACCTACCCGCTTTATGAAAAGAAGGTATAGAGCATATTACTGAAAGGACACCTACAGAAGATGTGATAGGAGATATTATCTTGTAGTTTGGTTCCTCAAGGTAAGCAAACCTCTCAACAGTTCCTCTATCAAAAACAGATATTTCTTCCAGACCACTAATCACTTTAGCAACTCCGCTAGATTCCTTAAAAGAGGTAAGCAGCGCAGTCACAGCACCAACTTTTAGTATTTGTCCTTCAGATAATATGTTATCTGTAGTTGGTGCAACTAAAATGTAGCCTTCCTCCACTTGAGTCACATAAAAGTCAAACTCAGGCTTTGACTGTTTTTTTGTAAGTATTACACTAGCAGGTTCAAAGTTTATCACTCAGTCCACCATCCATTACTTGTGCTTGTAGTTAAATCAGGAAGAGAGATTGTAGAGTATTCTATAAGCTCTTGTGCTTCTGGTACAGTTTCTGTTGTAGGAGCAGAAGGTAAAGGGGGCTTAGAACTGCTAGAGCCAAATAACTTACCAATCTGGTCTGCAATACGCTTTTGCCCAGCCGCGTATAGTTTCTTTTTTAATGGCGTAAAGTCACCGCTAACAACAGAAGAAGCTACTTCTGTGGCTAGTTTACTAGAAGAACCAAAGTCTACTTTTCCAAGTCCTGAGTCTGATAAGTCTAAAGAAGACTTTCCTTTCCCCACAATATCTGTCAGAGCAGATTTTGCTACTGAACCCAAACTAGTTGATACACCTTCCGGTAAAAAGCTAGATAACTCTGATATACCAGCTTGCTTTATAGCACTAGTAGCAACTTTTGTGATTGAGCTAGAACTAACACTAATACCAGCAGCACTTATAATGCCGTTAGAACTCAAGCTGCTTATACCAGAACTAGTCAGAAGACTACTACTGCCTAATATCTTATTACTATCTAAATCTAAAACAGGTCTAGCAAAGCTACCTGAACCAATACGGACAATAGAGCCGCTTAAAGATAGAACGCCTTTTGAAGAAACATTTGTAGAAAGTCCACTAGACAAGTGCATACTTGTTCCAGCTACCATATTGGTTTCTCCGGCACTACTAAGATGATTTTCTTCCTTAGCGGTAATAAACACACTCTTGTTAGAAACTAAATAAGAGCTGTCTGTACTTTGCTGCCATACTAACTTACCTGCTCTAACAACCCAGTTATCTTCTATAAGAGAGTTAAACTGCCCTGCCAGTAAACTAAGCTCATTCTGAACTTGAATCTTAGCCTTATCAGCCTGTTCTAAAAGAGAGTTAGATACTCTATAACTATTAGCCCCGTAGTTGTAGGAAGCTGTCGTAGCGTAATTTATGTTAGTTTTACTTTGGGAGACTGACAGCTTTTCAGCTCTGCTCCAGCTATATAAACTGGATCGTCGGTGAATGTCACTTGAAAGAAAGTAGTTTCGACCTTGAACCGTAAAATCTTCACAACGGCTATAAATAGAGGGACTATAAAAATCTAATACTGTCCCGCTATTAAATCGCATACTATGAGCTTCGTCTTGGCGGACAGAAGTAGACTTAGTATAAGAATGACCTCCGCCATAAGCCCATGTTCTAGACTTCTGCCAGGTAGCCCAAGATTCAAAAGACAGCTCTAAGTCCTGCTTATACTTTTCTAGATAACTTAGAGTTGTTAGATGATCATCACTAGAGAAACTTTTTAGCCAGTCTATAAGAGCTTGAAACTCACCGTCTACATGAAAGTCTTTACTTAAAGTAGCTATTCCTAAAGCACTATAACTAGCTTCTGATTTACTCCCAATTATGCTTGCTAAAGCTTGATTTTGAAAGACTTCATGAGAGACATCAGGAACTTTCTGTGCGGTAGGAACAACACTTTTTAGTAATCCTACTTGATTTGTGCGGGCAGATTTTAAACTTGAAATTAGTTCTTGTTGTGTGGTAGAAGTAGTAGTTACAGAAGGGTCAAAGGTGGCTGCGGGCATAATTATAGTAAGTTATCAAAGCGGTATTGTGATGACTGTGTAACTGAAAGATTACTGAAGCTTAACCAAGCTAAAATCTGCTGTGTAAGTTTTGTTAGTTTAGACTCTAACTCTTGTCTAACAGAAAGCGTGTTAAGTAAATAGTACGCATCATAAGCTAAAGAAAGATACTCAGCTATCCTTAAAGTGTGGAGAATATAAATACTACTATTTTGAAAGGTGGCTAGGGGAGTTAGTAAAACACTAGCTTCCAGCCCTGATAGGTAAAACGCCGCTTCCAAGTAGGCTTCAACTATAAAAGCCTGACACACTAAATTTATACCCCCAGGCTTTAAGAACTCTAAAGAATTAAGTAACACTTTAGAAAGCTTTTGCTGTTCGTTATTTGATAAAAGAGGAGTTAACAACTCAAAGCTATTACTATCGTACTCTCCTAATAATACTCTTTGTGTAAGAGAGTTAAAGTTAGTTGCAGACAACATCTTTCTTCTAGCAGCTTGCAAGACGTAATAGTTAGAGTCTTCTGGTAAAAGAAAAAAGATAGAGGTAGCCTTAGTCTCTATAAAATTTAAGAACTCTCTATCCACCTTTAGAGAAGTTAATAAACTGTCAAACCTCTCTCTTGGAGTCTTTTGGAAAGAGCTTCCTACTAAACCCCATAAAAGCTTTAAGACTTTCTGCATAACTTCTGGCAAAGAAGCCGACTGGTCAACCCAAAGAGAGTAGTTAGCTAAAGTGCCTAACTCTCCCCAATACTTAGGGGGACTCTCCACCAATTTAGGGTCTGGAGGAATATAAGACCACATATCATCAAAGCTAAAGTTAGACCATACCTTTGTCGCATGGCTAGTTAGTATGTTTTGGTTAATAGAAGCAAACTGTGTATTAAACACAAAAGCAGCCGCAGCTTCAGCTATTAAAAAATCTCTAAAATGTAAAACAGTTTTATTGTCACTAGAAACGTAGCTTTGTTCATAAACTGTAGCCTCTTTTATAATTCTTCTCTGTTGTTTTATAAGGACTAATGCTCTTCTTTGCTCACACTTATATCTAGCGTCAGATTCATAGCCAAACTTTTGAGAGTAAGGGGACAAAGGTAGACCGACTGAGTAATTAGACATAGTTAATACTGTAGAGGAAAAGCCCCTAATACGTTTTTGTACAACTCACTTTTAAGATTAACCTCCAACAGATTAACCGAGCGTAAGTGTTCTGAAAGATTGATAAAAGACTTTATCTTAATAAGTTCTATAAAAAAGTTAAACAAGTCTAACTGCTTCAGGTAGTTAAGAGTAGAAGTATACAAAACATCTTGCTCCCCAACCCAGTCAATTAGAGAGTAAGGGTTAGAATAAAACTCTGCAATGCTAAAACTTTCTAGACCTAGATAATTAGTCAAAAAGTCGGTTAATGTTGCTTGGTCTTTAACTATTTCTAAAATATCTAATAAAGAAGTCTCTAAGACAGTATAAGTTGTTTGTAGAAAGCCTTGTCTACTAAAAGTAGAATTTCTAACTACTTTTTCAATAGCTAAAAGAGCTATAGTCACTTCTGACTGAATGGTAACTTGAAGAATTACTTCTATTAAACTATATAGACTGCTGCTGTCTAACAGTGTCTTTAAACTATCTACTAAATCTAAGGAGTTATCTATACCATAAAAGGTGAGAAAGCTAGAGAGATTCTCAACTGTAACTAATCTTGGAGGTTTTGTAATTCGGCTTGTGTAGGCTTTTCTCATGTTTGTGTGTTGTGTGTTGGAACTTGAATAGTTGTTGTAGGAATAGAAGACTCTGACCCTATTCCACAAGGGTCTTCTTTCTTAGAAATACTAGCTTTTAGCTTTGCTATCAGAGCGTCTTGGTCTGCTTTCTTCTGCTCTTTACTCTTACCAAGTAAAGCTGTGATAATCTTACTCGCTGCTGGCTTCCATAGCATTCTTGCCAAAGAACCTCCAGGAGCACCCATTTGATTAAATAACTTGTCTGGAGCCTTTTCTAGAATACTATTTGCTTTTACTCTATCAATTGTCAAACCTACTTTTGGTCCTTCAGTAAGAATAGAGACTGGGCCTATCTCTACATTTCTATGTCCGTCTAAATCCTTAGAGTAAGAAACCTGTAGCTCGTCTGGAAGAATTTCATTTAGTTGAGAGGTAGACTCAGCACCTAACTTAGCCTCTAACAAGTCTTGAACACCCCCTAAACTAAATTTGTTTCCAGCCACAGTTAAGTAGGCTGTACCTTTCTTGTTTAGGAAAACTACGTCCTCCTTTACAGGAAACTCTTGATCTTCTTCAAGGTCTAAATTAGCTGTAGGAATAACTAACTCTCCGACTACAATACCTAACTCAGAAGAGGTAACTTGAAGGAATTTTGGCAGAACCTTATTAACTTTTGATAATGCTGTATCAATAGCTAAATTAAATAATCTACCATTTACTGTTACTGTTGAACTTTCAGAGTTATAAGTTAGATCTCCTACTTTCACACTTTTTACTACTGTTTGATTATTATCATTAACAGAAACGTCTAGACCTACTTGCCAGTCAGAGGGTAGCTTGTCATTAAGAGCATCTAAAGCCAGAGAAGTCCCAGCCTCTATTAACTCAGGGAGTATCTTGTCTAAAAGACTTCTAGACTTTTTCTGCACCTCTTTTGCAGCATCTTCTAGACAGTCAAGAACCTTGTCATACTCAGCTAACTGCTCTTCCATTGCATCGAACTGTTCGTCACGGTACTCGTGAAGAAATCCTAAATACTCTATATTTAGCTTTTGTCTGTCCTCTCGTGCGGCAACAGCCGGAGCTTCACCAACCCAATCAAACTTGTCGGCATTAAAGCTAACTCTTGGTAAAGTACACCAACGCTCCATCTCATTTAACGCTTGCGTAGCAATCAAGTTCTTAGATACTAAACTTTCACTAACATTACGAGTGTCAGATAAAACTGTCTTTACTTCCTGTGTGTTAAACGTACTTTTAACCCCAAGAGTAAACTCTTTTCTGTCTCCAGTAATGGTAAATAAGTCATAGGCTCCGGGTTTAGTGCTTGTGAGTCCTCCCGTAGAGGGGGTAATTAAAGGATAGACTTGACATTGAGCTGCGCCGCCAGACTGTAACCATTCAGGTATAGTTGCTCCTGCTAGACCTCCTGCAAGTAGTGTATTAGGCAAAGGAATAGGTCTATCTTGCCTATTAAGGTAATTTGGTAGTTTAGACCTCCAAGAAGAATAACCTATTATAGTAGCTTGGCTTCCATTTCCACTTAAGTGCATAACTAACACTTTGTCCCCAGGAACTAGAGGATTGGAAGTTCCTATGTTATTAACGCTTTTAAATCCTGCTTGGACTGTAGCTCTAACGTAGGTTCTTGTTAAAGGTAGGAACACTACTACTGTTCCTTCCAGTCTGTCTAGAACCGTAACAGATTGCACTACACCTTCATGAAGAAGGTTATGAGAAGGATTGTAGTAAGCGTTTATCTGTCCGGGACTGGGGCGATGGTGGTCTGATATACTCATATATTAAAAAGGGGTTATAAGAGCTACTTCTGTATAAAATCCAAGCTTACCGTCATTAAATCTATGAATTAACCCATCTAATCTCCAGATAGTTGAAGGGTCTTCTCTAAAAGTTATCTTTTGATTGTTAGGCTCTTCAGCTTCTTGTGGTGTAGTAGCTGTAGTAGCCGCAGCAGCCGCAGGATTAATATTGCACATACTCTGTGTATTGCTACCCCCAGAATTAGAAGGTGTCATAGTCGTCTTACCATTCTCTAATTGAACGTGACCTTTACCCACCTCAACAGGCTTGGCATTTGTGGTGGTAGAAGACTCTATCTGCTGATTAAGCTCAATCGCAAGCTTTTCATAATCTGTGTAGTAAGTTGTAAAGTTGTCTCTATCTGTAATAGCATTAGCTAACATCTCTTCATGAGTTGTCGGACGCACAGTATTCTTAGGTACGCTTCCTAATATTTGGATAGCTTCTCCTGGAGTTAAACTCGGATCTCCTATTAAATGAGCTGTAGCTGACCTAACTTCCTTACCAACATTTCTAGCATGAGCTAAAGCTACTGCTACCATTTCAGCAGAAGAAGATATAGACGGATCAGCAAGATTATAGTAAGTACAAGGAAAAGCTCTACCTTCAAGCTTAGGAGGGCGGACTCTCAGATGCAAAGTCATTGCCTCTCCAGAAGGGTCTCCATTGGACTTAGAAACAATAATGTTAGACCGCCAATTGAGAGTAGACTGCTCTTCCCTATAAAGAATCAGCATTTGACAAGGATGGGCTTCATTAGGCGTGTTGTTGTCAGCAGTAACTCCAATTTCTTTGTTATCACTATTATCATTACTTGTACTACTGGCTATAGAAGAATATAAGCGAGACACTCCGTCTGGACATATTCTATTAAAGTAAGTTCTGTACATCCTCTTAGAGTCACTTAGTCCAGTAGAATCAGTACCTCTAGGACAATACCAAAAATCTCCAGTTCTATGGTCTACAAAGACCTCGCTCATAACTGGCTCTAAGGTTGACATCTGTTTTATATACTCAAGAGGAACGCGCTCTGTAACCACAAAGTTATCTTGTAAATCAGAGCCATTAGAGTAAGGCATTCTTCCCGTAATAATATGAAACTTTGGAAAGACAGAAACCTGCGCTAAATCATTTGTTGTTTGTCCACCTAGGAAGTATACTTCCTCTGTTACTTCCTCTTCAAGTCCGTCTTTTGTCTTTATTACTTTTTGAGTTATTTTTTGTTGGCTTGGTGGTTTATAGTTTCTGAAAGCATCGTAACCCGCCGTGTTGCCTGTAGCTTGAGATTGTAGAGAATCTCTGATATAAGCACCGCAGTTAACTATCCCACACTCCGCAGAGCCTCTTAAGTCGCCTACTGCCCGACGGGCGATCGCTAGTATTACGTCTTTTCTACTTAGCTTATTGTCTAAGTTTGTGGACACATCACTAAATATCCTCTCGCTCTCCGCCCCGTTAAATGAAGCAACAGAGTCCATCAAATACTTCATTCTATCCCTACAATTGATAGAATAACTAGCTCCATCATTAGTGGAAAAAGCTTCTATCACAAAATCTATACTGCCAACAAATACCCTTAAAAGCCTAGAACCTAAGTCTTCAGCGCTAATAACCTCGTCCAATTGGTCTTTATAACCCATATAAACACAAATCTCGTCCATCTGCCCTAATGGGTATTTCTCGTTTCGTCCGCTTTTACCAGCTAAATCTGCTGGGTCATCATCGTCATTTGGGAAGTTAGTGTCAGTAAGGGAAGGTCTATATGGTTCTATAAAAGTCAGAGGAGGTAAAGGTTCTGTTGGGTCAGTTAGTTCGCAGGCACATTTTATAAATGCGGTAGACGCTGACCAGAACCTTGTGATACTAACTCTGGCTCTAGTAATCATCCACCTTGACCCCTCTGTAGCTTGAGAAGATAAAAGGGCTTTTCCTTTTAAGTCAGTTACTACACATACAGGAACTTGACCATCAGACTGTTGATGACAGCGATCGCCTAGAATCCACTCTTGACCATTTTGACCAGGAAAATTAGCTTGTAAAACTACCATTAAACACCTATAAAAAAATAAAGAGAGTAGCGCAAAAGCTACTCTCTTTATTGTATCTAGCTTACTGTCTAAATAAATTAACCAAATAGATAGTTTCTGTCGGCTCCTCCAATCTTAACATTAGTAAGATTAGGCTTGCCCTCATACAGAGGCCGTACAGCTCTACCAGTGCGACCTGATGACTGAATTTCAGTGCTAGGTACAAACTTAATAGCTTCACAAAGACCTTCAATTCTAGTTGCTACCACGTTACGACCAGACATAGCACCTGTAGTCACAGAGTCAACTTTTGCAAATAAGAGTTGGTACTTACCTAAAGCACTGCGTTGTCCATCAGGAGCTATAAGAGTCCCTTTAGACTTTTGTTCAACTCCCCCATAATAAGCGGGAGCTGTATGAAGTTCTGGAGCGTTGAACTCAACAGTAATGATAAAGCGAGGGGTAGGGTCAGCTTTAAATTCAGCCCCCATATTGTCAAACCCAAACACCTCTTGCATAACTCTGATATCCAGCATCCCCCGCTCCAAAACCCAACCGTATTGGAACTCACCATCTAATAGGCGGGGAGTCTTACGCCCAAAAGGCATATAAGGCTCGGTAGCGTTCCTCATAGTCTTTTGGAAGCTTGTAAAGCCACCAGCAAGGACTGGCTGACCTGTTGCTTGGTCGTTCACATAAACAGTAGTATGAAACCCCTGTAAAGGGTCTACACCTGCGTTGTTTGCGACAATTCTATTTTGAGCTACACTCATAATTATTTCTCCTATACAGCGGTTTGCAAACTAAAGTCTTCAGTCAAGTCCAGGATGGTATCAACTAAAATCTTGTCTGCGGGGAAGGATGGAGTTAAACGGATACGGATGTTTAATCTTCCTTCAGCTTGGTCTTTTTGAGAGTTGTTACTAGCGTTACAGATAGTGTTATCTAAGCGAGTAAACCAGCCGCTTCTTAACCTTGAGTACAAGTAAGCATCACAGGCAGTTGCGGCTTCACTTTGTAAAGCAGCAGTATTAGGTCTAGAACGAACCCACTGCAAGTAGAGGTACAAGTCAGACTTAACTTGGTCAAGGATTCTAGTAACAGAGCGGTAGCGTTTAATACCATTACGGCTTGTGGTCAGACCATTAGAGAATCTAAAGCCACCTATGTTCGCGTCGTAAACTAATACTTCTACTCCAGCCCGCGCCATCTTATCTAGATAGCTGGACTTAACCAAAGTATCAACACTAGAAACAGCTTGTACTAAACTGTCACCAAAAGAAGCCGCGGGTGAGATGTGAGGAGCGCGGGAAAGGTCATAACCAGCGTAACTACCACTAGAACCCACATTAGGAACTAGCTGATTGTTTCTGGAGCGCATTAACTGTCTACCAGCAACTAAGACTACTCTTTCACTATCCAACTCATCAGCAAGCAGTTGAGCCTTCTCTGGTGAAATATCAGCAGGAAGTTCAAAGATTGCAGAGCGTAAACCACTCTCAGCAGTAGAACGTTCGACACTAGCCTTAGCAGCGTCAAATACAGTCTGATAAGTAGGGTCTCCGTAAGATATGCCGGGTAAAGCTAGTACAGCAATGTTGTAGGACTCAAGTCTTTCAATAGCTTTGATTAAACCATTAACCTTTCCAGCAGTGGCATTGGTTAATGAAGAGCTGTTATCACTACCTCCAGCAAGGTTAAAGTTCTGAAGAGCTGTAATACCTTGTTGAGAGAAAGCTGTCAAACCAGTGTTAAAAGTTGAGGATATTGCTTGTAAAGGAGGGGCTAAACGCTGAGGTGTCAAACGATAAACTCTATCGCCAATATCTAAAGTCTTACCAGCAGCAGCAGCTTTAACAGCTGGCATGAAGTAAGCTTGAACATTACTACCAGATAGAAAAGTCAGAGAACGACCTGTAGTAGAGTCAATGTTACTTGTATCTACAACAAAGCTCTTCTTGGTTTCTCCTGTGTTGACTCTAGTGTTTAGGTCTAAAACATCAAGCTGGAAAGCTCCATATTTTTGGTTAACTCTCTGATTGCTAATAGTGCATCTTAAGTTATTACCGTGAACTCCAGGAGTTAGAGCGATAATCTTCCAAAGTAAAGTACCATCTGGAGCATACAAGTCCCTGAAAGCAAAACTAGCACCATCGTAGCCGTCAGTTAGATATGTGTCAGTCTCAAAAGAGTCAGAAGAGCCTTTGAGGTAAACGTCGCTGACCATGCCAGTTGTGTATCTAGTGAGGTTCCAGGCAATTCTGTTGGACTTCTCACCGCTGTGGCTAGAGGTTAAAGTAATGCTTGGACTGAAGGATACATCGTCTAAAGTAATAGTTTCAATTAAAGAAGAAGCAGTAGAGTCGGTTCTAATAGCTGTTTCTAAATCTTGAATAACTTCTACCAGAGTAGTGCCATCTGCGTAAGCATCTTCACCTGCGGCAGTTTCAGCACCTACTAAAACTGAAGTCTTAGCAAAAGGTACGTTAAACTGCCCGCCAGTTTCCAAAGGTAAAGTATTAGTGTTCAGCTTACCCCAGAGAATTTCCAGACCAAAGCTTTGCTCTGTCAGGAAGCTAGGGGTAGTAGAGTCAACAAGACCGTTAGAAACCTCTTGGTAATAGAAAGGTCTATAAACACCACCTGAGCTTTCATTCAGCAAGAAGTAACTATCAAGGCTGTACTCGCCGTATCCGTCAGTGTAGGGCTCATTTAAAGAGTAATAGTCGCTACCAAAAGAAGAGTTGCTTTGACTATCAAAGTTATAGCCAATTACATACTGAGCTTTAGAAGGAAACTTTACTTGGTAGTAATCAGATGTCTTTTTAAGAAGAATAGCTGTTTTACCAACTAGTGATGTTGGTACTGTTTCTGCAACAGTTAAAGTTACTCTACCAATAGTATTAGGGGTGGCTGTCTCAGTAATCGCAGTTGCGGATGTTACTGTATATGATTTTCCTTCAATAGAAACACTATAGCCTGCGCTACTAGCTACTATGTCTTCTGGTCTTAGTAAACCTTGAAGAGTAATCTGGTTAGCACCTGTGGATAAGACAGAAGGTAAGAACTCTACTACAGTGTCAGAGTTTAAAGCAGGTAGTTCTTCATTAAGTGAGAACTTGTAGCCAGTTGTTGAATCTCCACTAATAGGATTAGAGATAGTTTCAATAGAAATTCTTCCACCAAGCTCGTTAAAGGCATAGCCACCACCTTCTGTAGTGACAAATGCGCCAGATGTTGAGTAAGACTCATCGCCTATAGCAATGTCGTCGCTGCTACCATCTACATTAACTAAGGTTATGGTTTCTTGGACATCATTGACTAATAATGGATTAGCAGATTGAGTGTAAACCTTCCCATTAATAAGAAGGTTCAGAGTTCTTAAAAAGCCTGGATTAACGTAAGGAGAAAGGGGTGCGTTACCACCTACCAACTTATCAACGTGGAGTTTAGCCAAGCCAGCAGCCTGTAGGACAGTAGATTGTCTTACAGAACCTTTAATAGTGTTTGTGTGCCGTTGGTCAGCTTTAACTAGTAAACCGTAGTGCGTATTAGATATATCTATTAACTCACTAGCAAGTAATAGTTTGTCAGTTCCAGCTTCGGTTGTTCTTGTGATAGTAAAAGCTGAACCAGCCGCAGGATTATTAGTCCAATTTGCACTAACAACCAATTCTGTTGAGGTGTTGGAGATAATAGTTCTTGTTTGAACAGCATTAGTTCCAACTGTTAGGTTAATAGTTAAATCTTTAAGAGAGTTAACTGCCCACGTAGCAGCTGAATTAGTTAGAGTAGCACTAGTCCCAGTAGCTGCTGTACCAGTTGCCGTACCAGTAGCTATAGTCCCACCTGTAGTAAGACTATATCCCGGCTGTAAAAACTCTCTAATGTTAGATAAGTTTGCAGCGTTCTTTTTAACAAGAGCTACTTGATAACCAGTAATAGAAGAGAGTAAAAAATCTACTTCTAAAGAAAGGGAAGTATTATGTAAAACTCCAGCGGTACTATTACCTTCAACAGCTTTAGTTACAAAAAAGTTAAAGCGACCTTGACCATTAAAAGTAGGGTGGTTTAGTAAAGCTTTCTTGGTAGTAACTTCAGAATAAAGAGAGTTAACAGGCAGGGCATCACCAATAAAGTTAAAGCCTAATTTAAAGCCTGTAGTTCTTTCAGCATTAGGAATCAAACTGTTTCCTGAGACTGTGTATCCTAATTGAGGATAAACTGCAGCATTTCCAGAAGAGAAAGTTAGCTTAGTGGTAGCTGGGTTAGAAGCAGCCGAAGCTCGGCAGATAGTAAAGTTTGTGATACCATTAGCCATTGCTTGTTGGACAAACAGTGAGCCGGGAGTTGAGTCAATACCGTAGATGCTGGCAAACTCTTGGATAGAACCTATAACGTTAGGAACTTCGCTACCTCTACCAAAAGTACCAGCCACGCCGATACCATCCCTCCAAGGCTTAATCTCTGGCACTGGTCCTACAATAGAATCATTAAAAGCTATATGCGGATAAGCTAAATCTGTCATAAAAGTTGGTCTATAAGTTTTAAAGGATGTAAATGTAATACTTCAACTAAACCCAACTTAACTGTGAGGATGAATATATGGAAAAGTTGGAGTATTTAGTAAAAAAAAGAAAAGAGAAAAAACAGTCTGGCGACGAACAGTTCGTTAAACTTCTTCTAAAGCTTCAACTCTAGCTTTTAGCTCTTGTATTGCTTTAATTAATGGTGCAATTAACTCTGTGTATCCAATACTATATACATCACATCCGCCTTTAATTTTATGGTCTTGATAACCTCCAAAATCAATCCCTAACTCATCTAAAACTTCTTTAACTTCTTGTGCTATTAATCCGTGATGAAATCTATTACGTTTTTTAGACCCGTCTTTGTTAGTTATAGCTTGGATATTCTCCTGTTCCCGTGCTAACTTTATTGCTTCACATTCAGATACCCACAAATCATGTAGACTTTCTAATTCTAAAGATGGTTCTTCTGGTAAGGTTGGGGAGGGAAGTATATAGTCTTCTCTGAAATCTAAACGATAATCTACAGGCCTTAGTTTAGAAATAAATTCTAAACCTAAAACAGTAGACCTAATATCAGTTTTATCTCTAACATCAGATCGTAGATTTATCGCTTGTTGTGAATAAACTAAAGAACTTGAATTTCCTAACTGTAATTGACTACTGCCTGAAACTCTAGTGTGAGCACCTAAAAACGTACACCCATTAAAGGTAGTGAAACTACTTCCGTCAACATTGTATAAGCCTGAGCTATATCCTATAGCTGTATTTGAATTACCAGTAGTACACAAACCCAGGCTTCCATCTCCAATAGCGACGAATTGACCTCCGGTATTCGCCGCTGCTGCCGACCACCCTATTGAAACAGAACTGCCGGCTGCTGCTGAGTTATATCCTATAGCAACCGATTTAGTTGCTGGCGTAACTGCGCCCGCGCCAATAGCTACGCTTTGCGAAGATCCTGCACTGTATGAACCTATAGAAACGCAGCTCTCTAGCGAGACACCAGATTGTGACGCATATCTCCCTATAATAACATTTCTGTTTCCTGTCGTGTTTGCCGCAAGCGCGTTTTCGCCAATAGCTATATTGTCGTATCCTGTAGTATTAGCTTTTAAAGCATTCTTTCCAAAACCTAAATTGCCAAGTTTTAGAACAGCGAAATTAATAATTGAGCGTAGATTTATGTTAGACATTTTAAGTTAACTCCGTTACTGACAAAATCACATCTATTGTTGAAGCTGCTGAAGCTGAGATTCTTATCAAATCTCCCGCTTGTAAAACTAATTTTTGACCATCTATAACGCTGACCGGATATCCTGGGTCAACTTGTACAGCGTTCATTATCCAGTAATCTACGGTACTTCTTTGAAATCTAATGGTTAAATCACTTGCCGTAAATGTTTTGTTACACCCTTGAATAAAAGTTACAACACTTGTTGTAGAAGCAGGGCAAGTGTACAGAGTTGTGACTGATGTAGTAGCTGTAGCTACGGATGTTTTTAAAGCTGAAGGCATGGTTTTTTATCCTAATTATCCAAAAGTAAGTGCATAAATTAAAGCGTCGTCAAGAGATGCAGCGGAACCCCAACTAGGAGCCAATCCACTTGTTATGAGGAATTTACCATTTTGTCCTGTTTGCGTAGGAAGCAGATTGTTTAGTGCTGCAAAGGCACTACTAACATCCGAAAGATTGCTATTAGCTCCTAGCGGTATATATCCTAAAGTATTTTGTTTTGTATTCAGTAAAGTGTCAGTTTGTGAAGTTGTATAAACTCCTAAACTAGCAGCACTTATTGTTACCTCCCCTACAGCACCATTCACAGAAGATACACCACCGGTTACAGTAGAGCTAAGAGTACCATCTGCTGTAACAGCTAACCCGCTACCAACTTTGATGCCACCTAAAACTGTAGTTGTGGCAATAGGAACGCTACTAAGCTTGCCATTTAAAGCTGTTTGGGTAGCTGTAGAAACAGGTTTAGCAGCATCTGATGTGTTGTCAACATTACCTAAACCTACAGTTGAACTGTTTAAAGTTTGCCAAGTTTTATCTCCTCTCCAATACTGTGTAGTAGTTCCAGCAGCAATAGCAGATTCCTTGCTATTAAAAGTATTCCAATCAGTTAAAGTTAATGCCCCTGTTTGTGTGGTAGAAGCAGATTGAATGGTTAACTCGCCAGTGCTAGGGTTAAAGTTTAAAGGTGTAGCTGCACTCTTAAATTTGTCTTTAATACTTACAACGTTTGAAGTGATATTAAAATCATCATAAGTAAATTTAGCTACCCCTAAACTAGATGAGCCAGAAGTTTGTCCAGAAGCATAAGCAGTTTTAGTAACATCTATTTCTAAAAACCCAGCTTCTCCGCTAGAGACAGGAGTAGTGTTATTTTGAGTTCCTACCAATATTGGAGAGTCAGTAGCAGGTTTTAACTTTTGGACTACTGGAGCAAAAGTTCCTCCGCCACTAAGAAAGGTATTAGTATTTGCAGTTCCAGTTCCAAGTCTTGCTGCACTAAGTAACCCCGAAACAATAGCAGAAGCATCAAAACTATCAACGCTAAATACATCCCAATTTGCACTATTTGTCGCTGGAAGAGCTGTGAGAATATATTTTGTGGCAGGCACAGGATTAAGCTGAACTACATAATCACCTGCTTTTAATGGGATGCCATTAAGAGAAGTCACTAATCTTGCTGCTTGGTCTACAACAGTGTACACGCTACTTGCAGGGATTCTTACCATTGAAGAGTCAATAACCCCTTCTGAGGTAAGTTGAACAAGCTGCCCTGCTGAAGCCCCTGTGCCTCCTGAAGTAGTTGGTTCTTTTAGGAATAATGAACCTAAATTGGCTACTACAAAATCTCTAACACCCTTCTCTGTCGCAATCGCAGTATTTTTAGCACTAATCTGACTTCTTACAGAGGTGACAAACTCATAAATAGGTACACCTGGTGAAGCTAATAGTTCTAAAGCATCAATAACTCCAAGGTTTAATTGACCTGCAAAAGTAATTTGTCCTGTTCGTAAATCAACATTAAAGTAGTTCCCAACATTAAAATTACCATCTTGGTCTGTAGCTGAGACATAGCACTTACCAGAGTTTATTTCTACTGCTTGCTTACTCTTGTCTGTACGTCCACCATTAATGGGCAAAGCTGTATAGTTTATTCCTGCACCCACATATTCATAAGTGTGAGAAGAACTGTTAACTGTAGAAGGCGCTCTTAGCTCTAACGGACGATTTGGTGCTAGTACAGATAAAACTTCAGTAGGAATAGTCTGCTGCAAAGTAAAAGCACAGACTCCATTCTCTAGCGGCTGGTAAACATTATTGACTACATACTCTGTGCCACTAGGATGATTAGCTAATCCTGTAATCTTAACAACGTAATTTGGTAAGGGATTCTCTAGAAAACCACTGACAATAACTTTAGTTTCTAGTTTACCGCTAGTAACAGTAATAGTTCCTGTGGCAACCCCATTAACTCTAGTGTTAGGAAAAGCAGTGTTTAATATTACTTCAATAGTGTTAGCACTAAAGTTTAACCCACTTATAATTAGCCCAACGCCATTGATAGAAGGGGTTGAGGTGTGTCCAGTAATAGTAATAGTTTGCCCAGCTTCAAACTTACCAATGTCTACGTTAGATACTGTAATTATGGCTTTAGTCTTAGAGCCTCCACTCTCAGAAGCAAAGACAGTAGAAAGAATGTTTGTTGGACTATTATTAAAACCAACTTTTGTCTGATTTATAATGCTGGTAGCAATACCGTTTTTAAAGGAGGGTATTGCATTACTACTAAAACCAATAGCCTTTAGACCTTCACTACCAAAGTTAGTAGCTGAGTTTGTGACAGAAGTGTAAGCTCCAGACTCACATAAAATACCTACACTATCAAATACTTGGAATACAGATACTAGCTGAGAGTACCCATCATTCTTGTGGTGAAAACCAATCCCACCAAAAGCAATCTGAGTAAAAGCGTCGGCAACATTAGAAGGAATAGGAGTTTTGTTATCTAGTTGAAGGTTGTCAACTAACATCCCTCCAGCTCTTGTTTTGTTTGCATCATAAGACTGCGTAGCACTGTCGTATACAGCATTACCAAGAACAGAGATATTAGAGCAGTTTTGGATGTAGGGAGATAAGAAGATTTGTTCTTTTTTAGGAACAACTTTATACGCTTTACTAGATATACTAGCTACTGAAGAAACTAAAGAAATACTTGTGTTACTGTTAATAGATTGAATTTCGTAAAAAACATTTCCTACTTTTAATGCCCAGCCAACAAAAGCTTCTTTAGTAAAGTTTGTACCGACCCCTGTAACAGTAGACCCATTAATAGAGATTCTACCCTTACCCCAATAACCATCTTGGTCTGGGAAAGCAACAGCATACCTGAAAGCTCTACCCCCCTGAGAAACAATGGCTCCGTTAATGTGTTTATCAGGAGTAGAATTATTTCCAGTAATAGGATTAGTTACGCCACGTTTACCTGTATCTGCAATAGTGACAGTATTACTTTGAATGTCTAAAACTTCTATCCACTCTTGGTCAATAAGTACATAACCAGCCCCAGAGTTGTATTGAGTAGTATCCCCACCGTCAATTAAGCTAATAATTAAATTACTTAAACTTTCAATAGTGTCACTAACTTGGGTACAAGCTCCAGGGTTTGAAGTGTCTACAGCCCCATAACTATTTGGAACAGTCATTATAGCTGTTTTACAAAGGTCTTTAGCTTTATTGAAAGCTTGCTTAGTTTGTATTACTTCTCCAGCAATAGTAGGTATTAAATCACCGTTAGTATCTCTATAAGCCCTTCCAGCTTTAATAGAGTTGACATTACCACCAGCTTTTAAGTCATTAGAAATTGCATCAACAAAGTAGCCAATATCTCTTTTACAAGTAGCCTCTCCTCCGCCAGGAATTACTAATCCTGTGTTAAGCCCTATCATATAGGAGTAAGCAGAGTTTATAATGTCATTGCGTTGAGCCTGTATTAAACCTGCCCCGTCTTTGTAAACCCCTGGCAGCCTTTGTAGAGTGTGATTAGGAAATAAATTAAAACTTAATCCAGTTGCAGGAAAGACCCTATCGTTAACTTGATTGGAAGTATCTAGCTTCCCAACCCCACCAAAATAGTTATCTTGAAAAACCAAGTAGTTGACATAACATCCACTAGACCACCAAAAGAAGTCTCGCCCTTCATTTAAAGGCTTTAAGATAGTCCTGCGTAAGTTATCACCAATGACAGCGGTACCAGGTGGCAGATAGATTGGGTTGTCCTCTATAAACTCTCCAGTTCCCACATAGATTGACTCTACCTCCGTAGTTGTAGTAGCTAACCTAGCAGCAGCCTTGATGGTTCTTAAAGCTGTCTCAGGGCTTCTACCGTCATTATTATCAGAACCTTGTGGAGAAACGTAAATGCGGTTGGTGTATTTAAAACTAGTAACTAGGTTTTCAAACTTGATCTTATGATTACTGAAGCTACCGTCGGCTTCTCTTACAAGCGGTATTTTGTCTTCTGGGAGGATACTAATAACCTCACCAAACTGCGACATCTTTAAATCTTCCATATAATTAAAAAAACAATATAAGTTAATAAACTTAGCTAATCCCAACTTAGTCTTTATTTATGTCTTGTGTTCTAAGTTTAGGAGTCAGTAGAGTCTTTGAGTTTGAGAAGGTCAGTGTCTACAGTAGTTAAGTTATTAAGAGTAGTCTCTGTCTCCAGTTTAATTTTAGAAGGGGCTGGAAACAAGTAAATATCTGGGTCAGGATTAGGGTCAGGATTAGGAGGGTAGGGAAAAGTAAACTCCCCACTACCAGCAGGCTCTATACAGTCATAGCTAACAATAAGGTAAGAAGTATGAAAGACTAAGTTAGAGCTGTCTCTGAGCCAGTTAGAAGTAGGATAATCAACGTATTCTACTGTTGGGTTTTTGATGCAAAAAGGTCTTAATACAGTAAGAGACCTAATGACTTTTACCAGCAGACTCATCCAACTGCGAAGTATTCTTTCTGCGGGTAAGGTAAACACAGTTAAGGAAACATTGTTGCCCACTGTTGACTCTTCTATAACAGCTTGTTCATTATCAAGTAGCTCCTCTAAAGTAGTAACGTCTGCTGGCAACCTACTATCTTTATACTGAACCCGCCGAGCTGGGCTAATAGTTAAAGGATAAAAGTTATCTCCAGACTCGTCAGTTAGAACATCACTGGTAATTGCTACTGGCGCGTTTAAGGATGCGTCTCTATAAAATAATTGAACTACAAAGGAAAAAGTAGAGTGAACCCCATAGTTAGTGTCTCCTGCTCTTCCTAAGTATTTATCTTCATATTTTACAGACTTTCTTTCTCTTGCCGAAAAGGCTGCACTCTTTTGGTCAAAACCACCATGTAAGGGATATACAGCCAAGGTCAGACCAGACTCTATAAGCTCCATACCACCAAAGTCTCTAGCACTAGTAAATCTAATAGGCTCTGTTTGGGGTATCTCTCCAAGAATTACTGGATAGTAAATATAACTATTTTGAACTTCATGGTGGGTGAGAATAGCGTTTAGTAGAGCTAAAACGGCTTGGTCATGAGTTGGATACAAGTAATCCATTAAATCCACGTCCTTTGATCTAACATACTTACCTCATCGTTTATTTTCTGGAGAGTTAAGCTCTTTTTAGAACTTTTTGACAATAGAGGCTGTGTAGACCCTAGCCCTCCAGTATTGAGTAAAGATGAACCACCAAGGACGGTACATTCAGTTCTTATAGACTTAGGGTTACTACTAAATAGAGTGTGCGGTGAGACTAAATTCCCAGTGGCAATTTCTATATCTGAAGGCATTTCTAGTATGTCTAAGACTACATGAGTATTAAACCTAGATAATGTCCAAGCTATTAACTCTACACCCGCTACAGGAGTGATAATTGATAAAGGGTCATTACGAATGATTGCTCCAGTCAACCCGCTGTTATTTCTTTTTATAGAGACAGCTTGTAGTAAAGCTGCGGCTATTTGAGAAAACCTTAATCTGTCAGCTTCTTGCTGCTCGATAAGGTCAGTTTTGATAACTCTAGCTATAGTAATTTCTGTGAAGTCTGACGTAGGTACATCTTGAGGAGTCCAGAACTGAGTTCTAAATTTTAGTTTAGAATTAGCTGCAGGAACCGGAGCGATCGCATCATAAGTTATTTTGTTTCTTATATAGAGAACTGTAGGCGCAACGTGCTTCTCGCTTGTTGAGGAAGAGCTTTTATTATCTTTTAAAATAAGAATAGAGCCGTTTAGAACTTTATTAGAGATAGTATTCCAAGTAAGTCCCCATCTTACAGGGCTTTCTCCTGTGGGGATACCAGACACTTTCTTTTCAATTCTTATGCTTAAAGAAAAAGCAATTACCCCTTTAGTAGGAGTTCTGGGGTAGAAAGATAAAGTATGAACTTCTGGTAGCTCACTAACGCTACCAGCTAATCTTGCCACAGCCACTAAAGACTCCAACTCGTACACTAAACTTAAAGAGTTAATAGACTCCGCTAAATCAGCTACTACCCGCCAAGCTGATGTTGAAGTTGTATAGTTACCAGAACTAACCCAAGCATCAGTTAAGCCTACAGAATACCAACTAACAGCAAGTTGCTCACCTGTTACCAAAGATACATCTGTTGCTTCAAACACAAAACTAGTGTCGGCTTTATCATCATTATTATTAGCGTCACTAGCAGACTGTGATAACTCATAAGTCGTACAAACTCTATCTAAATCAGCTAGAGCTTGCTTTTCTATAGTATTAGCGTGTTCAGCTTGCTCTGGAATCTGTGCTAACTGCCCTATTAATACTGAAGCTGTAAGAGCAGCCGCAACCCTTCTAATACCGTCACTAAAAAGAGTTCTATTAGTAATGCCAGATAACTCTCTCGCTGAGTCTGCGTACATTACTTCCTTTACTTGGTTTAACCCTTGAAACAAATAATTATTATCTGTCTTTCTTCTAGCCGAAGCTAATATAAGAGCTATTCTAGGGTCTGCTTCCGAAGTTATTATTTTAAATATTTCTAATGTTGTTCTGCGGCTAAGTAAGACTGAGTATCTTCTGACCATACCAGCCATGTCTACTAATTGTGGTGCAGCAGCTATTATCTGAGCCTCAGTTAAACCTGCTGCCGCTGTAGCTGATACTGTTGGTGAAATACCATCTGGTTGGGGATAACTAAAGCGGTCAGCAAAGTTTAACGTAGTAGACATTATTGTTCCTCGTCTTCCGTAATACCTAGTAGGCTATTGCATTTAGCAACAACTGTTGCAAGACCTTTATATTTATCTTTGATGTAAATAATAAAGTCTGTGGGTTTGTTTTCTCTCAACTCAAAGGTTTCTAAGTAAGTAACAATACTTCTCCAGTTGGCTTTAGCGGGTAAAGCCAATCTTAAAGTTTCTTCGTATTCTGCTATCTTTGCCTCTTCTGGAGAAACTCTTTCTTCCATAGTAGTTGACTCATTTGATTGAATCAAAGTACCAAGCAGCTTCTCTCCATCAGCCGCGTAAGCGTTGTAAGTACCTTCTAGCGGGTCTATCTTTGCACTTTCAGGCATTGGAGTCTCAAAAGGGTCTTGACAAGTAGGCGTAGCTTCTCTCATTTCAGCAAAGTCAGCTAAGACTTCATATTGCCCACTATTAGCATAATTAGGAGCTTCTGAAGAGTCAGTAGAAGTGACTACTGTAAGATAACTAGCAGCGGGAGACTGAAGAATGCGTTGAGCATCTTCTTCAGAAAGGTGGAGGCGATCGCCTGCCCCCAACATTCTGGGTTTCCCACCAAGTTGAACTAAGGTTGGTCTAGTAGCAAAAAGGCGGTAAGACATACTACGGATTAGTTAAGTTGTTAATAGCAATCAAAGAAGAGCTTGCAGGTACAAGAGTATTGCTACTGTAAACCAGACTTAAAGTAGCAATATGCAAGGAAGCCGAGTCTCTTAACAAAGCCATTGAATTGCTATTAGTGTAAGGAGGGTAGTTTGTACCAATGTAGGCTTTCTTCTCAATTGTATTAACAGAGAAGTTGCCAAGAGCAATTACAGGACTACAGTTACCACCCCAAGTTCTGTTCTTACCAGCTTGTGAAGGTACTGGAGGAGCTTCAAATGAAGGGTCAAGAGCCTGCCATACTCCAGAAACTCGCTTATAAAACGTATTAGCAATCAAATAGTCTTCACGACTATCACAAATTGCGTACATATCTCCCTCAGCCACAGCTACACCATTAAGTAAAGTTGTGGGAGCAGAACCAGTTGTAGGAACTAATCTCCGACTTGGATTTAAGAAAATGTGATAGAGGTTCTCACCATTTACTACTGTACCAGGAGTGACTGTAACACTAACACTTGCTGCTAAAGTAGCCAACTGACCGTCTAAATAAGCAGAACCCGCACTAATAGTAACAGTTTGAGCTACAGTGTTGTTACCAGGCGCTGCTGTCCAAGCTGGGGTTAAACCATTCTGGATAGAACTGAAAGGGTAGTAGTTTAAACCCATACCTCTAGAGGCGGGGAATAAGTCTTTTAAATAGCGAAAACCAGGAGTCGCTTGTTCGTTAAGTGGAGTTGCCATTAAGCCCTCTTATTTTATAGAGTATGAATAATCGGCTCCTAGTAGTAAAACCAGGAGCTTAGAGTTGTCTAGAAAGTACCGTAGTTCAAGTTAGCTTGAAGAATAAACTTAGTTGTCAATTCTTCAGGTTCACAAACTTCTAGAACACTAATCCAGTGTGGATAAGTAACAACAGGTAAGAAAGCATCACCCATTTGCATTAAAGCACCTGTAGGAGCTGGCAACACGCTCACATCAGAACGCATATAAACACCAGGACTACCATCAGGAGCTTCACCGCTACAGTGATAGGTAAATCCTAAACGTGCACTAGGATCAGAAGAAGCACCAGAAGCTACAATAGCTACTTTGTTAGAAGGCCAGAAGGTTTGAATTTCTCCTGTAACTGGGTCACGGTATAAACCGTCCATTACGCGGATTTTTAAGCCAGCAATACTTGTAATATCTCCACCAACACCCATAGTGATAAAGGTAGCAGGAGCATTACCAGTTGCCACGTTAGCGTTTCCGGCAACAGTAGAGGTTGGTTGGTTCAAGACTACTAAACCAGGAACACCCATGAGAGATTTAATGTACTCATTTTCCATGATGATAGTCATCAAGTCTGAAGAGATAACTAAAGTATCAAAGCGGTTCTTGTTGGTTTTGTAGAGGTACTGTTTAATCAAGCGCAAGCAACGGATGATATCAGCTCTTGGGTCAGTCCAGCTTACACCAGCTCGACCATCTGTGCTTGTAAACATTAATGCTTCAGGACGACCTTTATCATTAATTAAAGCTTTAGCGGCGTTGTAAGGAGTTCCAGAGATTTGTGTATTGCTACTTACAGAAGTAGAAAAGCCGTCATAACTAAAGAAGTTATGAGCAGGAATATTAGTAGAAACGTCAATGCTATTCTTACTGCGAGGGTCTAAATACTTAATACCACCTAACAGTGTTTTAGCTCGGAATAAATCTTTAGTCCGCGCGTGACGGTTAATCAATTGTTGAACTCGGTTTTTAACGAGATCACTTGGATTCCAGGCTTCGTTGAAAGTACCAGGCTTACGCAATTGGTTAATTAAGTGTTGTTCAATAAAATCGTCTTCACGAACAACAGCAGGAGTAGCCACAAACGAACGGATTCTGTTTGGCTCCATGTATCCACCACCAGGTACGCCAAACTTAACGATTGGCATGATACCCAGACCTTCAATAATCTGTTCAACAACGATAGTCCGTTCTTGAATATTTACGTCAGGAAACAAATCAGAGAGGGGAGTGATTTCTAGCTGCTCAAAAGAGCGAGCTAACATGGTTAATTGCAGAGAGCCTAGAGAAGGAATGTCCCCAATAAACCTATAGGGTGAAACTTCAGCTTGAAATTCGGTAGTCATTATGATAATTTCCTATTAAAAGTTAAATGTAGAAACTCAGCTTACACAAAACGTTGGGCTTGAGCTTGGCGTTTACGCTCAGAAAGAACTTGGGCGTGTTGCTCAATTACCTTTTGGTAAGGGTTAACAATTTCTTCTTCCATCGGTTGTGGAGTTACAGAACCTTTAGGCTCAGAGAAGCTTTGAACATTTTCACTAGACTGGTTTTCCAACTTCTCAAACTTAGCTGCTAACGCAGCACCAGATAGATAACCATCAGTAATCATTTCTGAGAAAATCTGCTTGGTGTCAGCATTAACATTTAAGGCATTGAGTCTGGCAATAAAAGCAGCTTTTTCTTGCTTTTCTAAAAGAGCAGCATTTTCGCTTAACTTTTGCTCTGCCAAGGTCAGCTTAGTCTGTAAGCCTTCAACAAGAATCGTTAAGTCAACAACCTTCTCAGATAGCTTTTGGTACTGGTCGTTGGAAGCAACAACTGCTGTTGCTTCTGAAGAAGTGATAGATTCGGTAGTCATAATTTCAGTAGTTAGGGGAAATAGAAAGGTAACGTTGTTTAAAGGCTGCTCAGAGAACTGTTGATGAATAGTCTCTACTCTAGGCATACCAGTCAGGTAGGGTCTGTTTGTTAAGGCCGCCCCTCTAAGTAGAGTTCCCACAGGCTCGGCAGTTGTTTTGCTAAAAGCGTTTCTATACACTTCTGCACTAGAGTATCTGTAAGCTCCTTTATCTACATCATTGAAAACTTGATCATCTACAGGGTCAAATAACCCAAATAAAGTCCTATCCTCTTGATATAGCTTTTCTAGAAATCCTACAGATGGAGCACCTTCAGTTGTAGTGTCATTATTAGGATGACCAAGGAATAAAGGAGGCTCGTATCCAGCAATATTCTCACTCCAGTTCTGAAGCATATTGTCAAAGTCTTTTTGATTGAACTGCACAGAGCCATATTCAGGATGCTGCCACTGTCCAAGAACAGCAATAGGCACTTTTAAGTACCTCTTGCTTGCCTCAGAAAGTACCTGTAACCCCCAGCCATTATTTTCCTTTAATTCTATAAAATTACCCATAAGCAGTTATTAGTGTTGGTTTAAACTTAGCTCAGTATTAAAAAAAACAAAAAAAAGTAAAGAAAAAGAGAAAAATAATTAAGAAAGATAAGGAGAAGCAGCTCCGTGTTTAGCTTTAAACAACTGCTGGTACTTTTTCTCAGAGTAAATCTCGGCTAATCCTTCAATATCAAAATAAGAAGGGGTCAAGGTCAAAGCCTCTGCGTACAACTCGATGTCAGCATATTTAGAGTTAGTTGCTAAAGAGGTATCTACTACATCTACATCTGAAACAACCTCATTCTCTGTAGATTCTGTAACAGCCGTCTCAGAGAAGTTTTCTTGTGTCTCTGCCAATGTACTAGGGTTTAGATGAAAGTCACAAACGTAGAAAGGCGTGACACATACCTTCCACTTCTGGCAGGTAGCTTCTCGCCGAACAGGATCATAGGTTGAAAAGGCGCAGTTAGCACAAGAGGTAGCTAATCTATAATTTGGTATTACCTTTTCAGACTCCTCGTGTCTGCTGCCAGAAACATAACCATAAGAAGAGTCCATAAAAACTTGACTTTGAGGCTGCACAGGCAACGAACTGTTCGTCATTTGCTCTGTTGGCTGTAAAGTCTTTAGAGGTTGGATAGCTCTTGGTTGAGATAAAAGTAACTCTTGACTACCATACCCTCTAGCAACAATAGGTTCTACTTGATTAGGAGTAACAGCCGTGATAGGAGCTGAAATCATAGCCTCTAGTAGTTGGTTCTCATTCATAAAAAAGCAATAAGTCTAAACTAAAAGTACAAGAAAAAAAGAAAAGAGAGAAAAGAAATGGAAAGTTATGCGTTTTTAGCAGCTCAGAGAGACTGTTTTAGCAAGTTGGCTATCTTAAATGTGGATCCAGACCTTAAAACCACAATTAGCTTTGCGGGACTAAAACAGCAAGTTTTAATAAGTGTTGAGGACGTACCCTCCTACTACGTAAGAGCCATAACCATAGTTTCTGCAAAAGATTGGATCTTAGAAAACACTAAGTTTATAGACTGTTTGCATAACAAGAGTTTAGATAGAGCTATAGCTAAACTTTATTTAGAGAAGCACTTTAGAGATTTAGTTAAGTCAGCGTCTATCAAAAGAGGCATCCTTACTTACTATGAAGGCTTAAATAAGAGAAGCTTAGAACTAACTTCCTCAAAAAAAGAGAAAGACATAGATTACTCTAAACTTCTAGCGTCTAAAGCTCTAGAAGATGGTTACACCCTACAAGAAGTAAAAGGTAGCCACTTTGTCATCACCTCACCAACTGGAAAGAAGAACTCTACGACTCTCAACAACTGTACTTGTAGTGAGTTTGATGAGCACAGGGACTGCTTACATCTTAGACTAGCACAAGTAATTAGTAAAGAACGCTCACACCTCGGATATTTACTTAGATGAGCGGCTATTAATCTGCTTTGTAGTAGAGCCAGTAGCTCTACCTCTTTTACCAGCCCCATTTGGACCGACATCAGAAGCTTGTGTCTTCTGTCTAGGATTAATCACTACTTCTTCAATGAACTTCTGGTCTTCAGGAGTCATCTCTCTTGCAGCAACCTTAATCATCTGTCTAACCATGTTCCAATCTGACTCTACTTTAGGATTCAGATAGCCATTCTCTGTTAGACCTTTAACCATCTGCATAGTAGCTACTCTATCTTCAGAGCGATCGCTATACACAGTTGAAAAGCTAGGAGCCACCTTTGCAGAACTTCTATTAAAATTCCATTGCACCAAGCGGTTAAGAATCTGTTTGACTGCCGCTGTAGTCAACTGTTCTCTTCTAACTTCTTTGTACTGCCCAAAGACTTCCATTCTTCTTTCAATAGCTTCAGGAGTTAAAGATAATCCTTTATCACTAATAAGAAAGTAGGGAATGATATGCTTGACACTCTCTTGGTCAGCAAAAGCGATCGCATCTAAAAAGCAATTACCTACCAAGTCAGACAAAGGAACAGAACCTACAGTTGGCTGCGCCCCTTCAATATTAAAAGGAAGATATAGAGTTTGTTTAATACCATCATCTTGGTCCATCTGTTCTTTAAGGAGGTCAAGAGTGGTAATATTCTTTTCTTCTCCTGTAGAGGGGTCTAACCTACTTTGTTCCGTAGGATGTGCTGTAGAAGAAACCCAAGTAAGACGATGCCCAGCCTTTTCTAGGTAAATCATCATTAAGTCTATTAGAGCCTCTTTTAGTCGCTGCCACTTGTAAGCAGGAGAGACAATAGAGTGACCATAGAAGTTACCATACTCAGGTTCGTTAGCTAAAAAGAGAACCTTCCACAGGTTTAATTTTTTCTCTGCGGTGTCATACCCAACGGAAGTCTGGTAAATGCCAGGTTTGTGATAACCATCAATACTTTCACCATCGTCAGTTAGTCTTCCTTTCTTATCTGTGTAGATAGTAATAGAAGAAGGATGATAAGTTATCAAGTCCTCTAGAGTCAAAGTGCCAAACTCTAGCTTGAACATTATCTCCGACACACTAGCTCCAGCCCAGTCCGTAGTAAATTGAGCAGTCTTAAGACAGTTTTTCCAGCTTACGCCTACAGAGTCTTCTAGAGTTTTAAGATTGTTGTTAAGAAACAAAGCAATCTCAGCATCAGGGTGAGTTACTTCTCCTATAGTGCCGACAATATAATTGTCCAGAGTGTTAATAGCGGATTTTATGGTCAAATCTTGGCGGACTAGTCTTTCATTAAGCCTTAACCGGACATTAGGAGTGCGCCGCAAGAAAGATTGCATAAAGCTGTGTCCGCCTTGTTGGGTAAACTTACCCTTAGCAGATCGTTTATCTATGTACTCAATATCCGTAACCATTAACTATACACTTTACCAAAACTCGTATTAGGTGTACCAAAGTTCAACCGACCACTGAACTCTGTTTGTTCTAGCTTTAACTCTTGTTGCTGTTCCCTTTGCTTACTTTCCCTGTCTCTTCCTATCTTGGCCACCTCAAAGGCTATAGCCTTCTTAATAGGGTCAGGAAGACCATAAGCTTTAGTAAAAGGGTCTTCTCTTAATCCTAACCACTCTTCAGCTGAGATAGGCATTAACTGATTAATAGCAACTAGAGAGGCTATATCATACCTTTTAGAGAAATACTCTGCCTCAGCGTCTAATCTAAAATGTTCCCTAAAAGAGTAATGCTCCGCTTCTTCTGGTGTGGCAAACAGGTATCTTCTGTCTATTGGATACCACCCAGGAAAAGCACTTAACCTTCCTCCTACTTGAACATCACACCCTATAGGCATAGCAGGAAGGTAATCTATAAAAGGTATAACAGCATCACTTTTTATAAAATTGGTGGTGTGATCGCTACTTGGGTCACTGTATCTGCTTTTTTGGATACTGGTTTTTTCTTGCCAAGTTCTGCTTTCTTCCGCTTTCCCCTTGCTTTAGCCTCATCAGCACTATCGCTATCGAGAACGAAGGCATTAATGAATATCGTCGCAAGAAACTGTACCTCATCAATTCTTTCCGCATCAAATATTGAAACAATATCTTTAAGATCACTAGCTACAGGCTTACTGTTAATTTCAGCAAGACACATAGCTACTAACATTTCATCGAGAGTACAGCCATTCTCTTGCGGACCCTTAAAGACATTATCAGCTTTCCATTGTGTACCAGTATTAGGACGATTAAGCAGAAAGCTTCGTCCAGAAGGTGTAATACTACCGGGAATTAAAAGAGAAGGTTTAATAGCACCAGCCCGCTGCTCCATCGCAAAAGCCTTAGCAGCTTTAGATTGGTCTTCATCTAAAAAATGGTAGCCAATAAATTCAAGCATCATAGCTTGACGGTCATCAATAGGAAATGGCTCGATTCTTGACGGTAAATCTTGTGGCTCAATAGGTAACTCTTTTCCTTTACTTTCTACTTTGGTAAGCATAGAAGCAAACAGCAGCTCTTCTACACTATAAGAAGGTCTAACTTCTCCCTCTCTTGTAGGGTAAGGGTATAGCCGTTTAGCTTTACGATAATCGCCGTAAGTTGGTTCTGTGTAGCTTACATCTAACGCCCGATTTGGTAAATCTGCTGCTGGAATAGTTACTATGTGTCTGTCTGTGGTCATGAGAGTTATAAGCTGGGTATAGATAAGTAGAGTATAGCCTTAATATAACAAGGAAAACAACATGAATGAAGAAGATATAATCAGTAATGGCGATTCTCTTGACTTTGAAGATGATGATGGCAGCCGGACTACACAACCTACTCCTCAACAACAAGTTACAGAGCAGGAAGTAAAAGAGAATCCTTTTATAAGTCTAGTTGAGTACAACATGGGTCGGGGCAGCCCAGTGTCACAGTTCTTTAATACCTTTGATGAAAACTCTCGTGACCCCTTTAAGGCTGCCACTAACCTCAGCATCGGGTTTAGTACCAAGATGCAGAACCTTGACAACCAAACTAAGGAGAACTATTTAAGGTTTGTTGTCGGCAGTCAAGCTGAAAGACTATCATCTGCCTTATTAAGCTATGACAATGAAATGCGTCGAGCTACAGGCTATGGTGAAGGTTCACAAAGGACAGACACATATAAACCTCCTTCTGGTTTTATAAGTCGTCCAACTCACTACGACACCTACTCTCTTCTAGCTAATGAACAGGCTAGAGGTATGAGCCTGAGAATGTCTATGTACCAAGTACAGGAAATAAACACTGTAGCAGGTATTAACCAAAGACGTGCGAGCACAGAACTAGTTACTCAAAGCTTCCTAAACTCCGACTACTCTGCTAAAGGGTTAGGTAACAAAGACACTCAAGACAGTATGAGAGTCTTATTAGGTAACGACGTAACGCTTAAGATTCTTGAAAATAAGAATAATATAACAGCATACGGCGTTAGTATGCCTGAAAGCAGTTACCTTCATGCTAAAGTAGGTTATTTATCAGTAGAGAATGACTCTAGTAAAAAAGCAGAAACATCTTTTATATCTACACAAAATATAACTGGGGCTTTATCTAAAGCACACACAGCAGAAGAAATGCTTGTGCTAACCCGCGGTGACATATATAGAAGCTTTTCCCAAAACCCTAATATTAAAGACAAAGAATTAGACAGAAGAGAATCTATTCGCGGGAGATTAATAGACGAGATTAAAGCCGTTACAGATGCTATTTATGACGCGGCTGCTGACCAACAAAGGCAGCTAAGAAGTGGGGTCGAAGCTATATCGCAGAGTACAAGAACTAGTCATAATTTGACGTTAAATTTTAGAGATAATGTATATGCTAGAACAGAAAAGAATCTTGCTGGATTGAATGCTCTTCCAAAAGCTTTATTTGTTGGAGAAGAGATACAGAAAAAGATTCTAGAGAAAATACAATCTGCGGCTAATGACCATACAAAAACTAAAAAAGTAATTTTATCTATTCAGTATCTTGAAAGAATATTCTACGCAGATGCTAAAAGTGCTTCTTCAAATAATAGTCTGCAGGTAGATATGCGAGCTGGTAGTGACTACCACCAAACTATAACTAGACCTTTTCTAGCAGCTTTAGAGACCTTAGCGCAGCAAGATAGATTAAGCTTGGCTACTTCTGCAACTAGCTTTGGAAGAGGTCAGGGTTTGTTCTCTCTATTAGATGATTACCACGCAGGTAAGCTACCAGAAGAAAACGCTCGCGTCTTGACAACTTTGTTAGAAAAGAACTCTTTCTCTTTATTACCCACAAAGTTTGCTCACAGTAAATCCTTTGCCATTCTTGATGGAGAAAATAAACTTTTTGAGTATGGTATTGGTTCAGCTAACTGGGGTCTTAACTCCCATCTGACTAACGTTGAGGCAACTTTAATCCTTGACCAAACAACAATAGAAGGCTTGACAGATAGAGAACAACAAGATATAGCCTCTTATTACTATCACGGTGTCAGCAACTTTGGACGCAAAGGACAGCTTGGTTCTTTTACAGAAGCAAGGGGTAGCGCTGACCAAACTAGAAAACTAGTCTCTATGCTGGTAGGCATAGGTGGTGTAGATGCTAGAGAGAAGGTATCAAACAAAGGCTTTATATTTAGCAAAAGATACGACATTAACAGAAAAGGAGAGCTATCAGGGCTAGATATCCAGATACCAGGGCTAGAAGGTGATAGTAAGGGGTATAGCTTCTCTGTAACTGTAGGACAAGAGCATGGCTTACAGGACTATCAACCTGTTGTTTATCTATCTAAGAACAATCGTGTCATTAATGGCATGATTTACAAAAATGATAGTAAGCAGGTTCTTAAGTTGTATAACGGTGTAGAACTAGCCCCAGGTGAGACTAGGCAGTTTGGAGCTTTAGAAGTAGTCGCTGGGTTAGTCCACACCATGCAGCATACTATGAAGTTTGAAGCTGCTAACAGGTCTCTACAACTAGCTTTATCTCGAATGAGTCCTAGTTCTAGACAACAAGGTTTAAGTAATGTATTAGGCTCTTTAGCACAACAACAGGCGCAGCAATTAGGTTTACTAAGCTGGACAGAGACCATTGCACCTGGTTTAGACAAGACGCTTCAAGCCATAGGTAACAAACGAGTAAAAGAAAGAAATTTCTTTCAAAGGTTAATGGGTTCCCCCGCAACTCCAGGTATAGAACAAGTATTATTAAATTTATCAGGTAGACTTCAACTACCTCTAGCTGAATCCAGTCTTGGAGTAGAAAACCCCACATTCCTAAAGGAAAGGGCAGATAGAATAAGAGACATAGTAAGACCAGACAAAGCTTCCTATACCTCTGTAGAGCTTCTAGCACTATCTTCTAATATTGTTCAGACGTTAGATAAACTATTAATCTCTAGTTTAGGTAATAGCCAGACTTCTACTCTTTACCATGACCTATTAAGGCTAATAGTCAATCAAGATGACGTAGCAAGAGATTTATACGAAAGAAGTCAACAATCAGCAAAAAGAGACTTATTCAGCCAACAAACCAGTGCTTTTATGCAGCCTCATGAGTTGAGATACTCTTTTGGTCAAGCACTTTACAAAACACCAGTGTTTGGGATTAACGATGATCTCTACAACTTAGCAGAGTCTCAAAGCACTCTAGGCTTTCTATTAAGCCCCCATGCTTTACGTCATGGAGAGTCATTGGGAGGTTCTTACATCAGAGCGATCGCGGATAGTATTAGATTTACTGAACGTGACCTATATAAGAATCAAGGTGGTATCTATAAAGCAGAAGGGGGCGCGGCTTCTATCAGAGATACAGAATCTATGCTCTCTACTATGCGGCAGCTTGGCATCCTCAGAAGAGAAGACTATGTTGCTCAAGTTCTAGCTTCTTTAAGAAAAGCAGGCTTAAGTGATGAACAAGCTGCTAAAAGAGCCAAGGAACAAGAAGAGGAAGTATTCAAACTGTTAACCGTGCGCGGTAGTAGCAGTAGTTCACTATTCTACTTTCCTTACCGCGTAACTGAACAAATCTCTCAACGTTTAAAGAACTTACAAAGCGGTAGACCAGTAGAAGCTGCTTCTAAAGACTTTGGTAGGTATGCAGACACTCTGGGCGTTTTTAGCACTACTGCAGACCCTTTACAGCTAGAGAATATGCTGGCAGGCAGCATGATGACTTCTATACCTGAACATCAATTTAAGTATCTACAGAAGTTATTAGAAGAAAATAAAAACAATCCAGACACAGTTCTTAACTATATAAAACGCAATATACACGGCGACTCAATGAGCTTAGTGCGCGGCTTTCTTGGCGGTACATCACCTAAAAGAGTATTGCAGAGCATGGGTATAGCCACAATGTCTGACTTTGCTTATGTTAATGCCGACTATCGTGACGAAACAGGTAACAGACCTGAGTACACCTTGTTACACAAAACAACTATGACTTTGGATGCTACCAGACTTCAAGGTAACGTATCCTTTGAGCAGCAAGTTAGACAAAAGTTAACTAAAGGAGTCACGTTCTTAGCCTTAGATACACTTATAGAAGACACAGGGCTGCGATCGCTTCTAGAAAAAACTGTCTTAGACCAGCTAAACCCTCAAGAGGGTGATGATAAATTAAACTTTGTTGAGAAAATGCAAAGTCTTGACGCTGGTAAGAGAAAGAATCTAGAAGATGCAATATCTCTTAGATTTGAAACTGTCCAGTTTAAATCTTCTAAGGGACAGTTCTACTTTAGAAGAGGTGTACAGTCAGCGGCTGTTGGGTCTTCTCCTGAAGAAAGACTAACTAGTAAGAAGATGATTGGGCAGCTAGAAGAGTCCAAAGGCTACTTTACAATTAAAGGACTTTATGAATATGACAGTTTAGGTGGGCAACAGAAGGCCACACAACTTCTCAAGTTCAAGTTACCTGCTGTCAGCCAAAGAGTTTATAGAGGGGTAACTGTACTACATGAAGACCCTAGAATATCTCAAACTGGTTCTTCCACTATCACTTTGGAGTTAGATACTTCCACCAGAAGAGACACCATGTCGGGTCTTAGACCTGGTACAGACACTAGCAAAGGACCAGACCTTATGTTGTCAGGAGACCTGTTTGATGCTTTAGAAAAATCTAAAGGTACAAACACAGAATTGTTACCAGAAAGATTAAGAGATCAAAGTATCTACGCTATCCTTACCCCTTCTCAGATTAAAGGCTTTAACTTTGAGCAAGGTCTGATGCTTATAGAAGATAGGCACGACAGCAGTTTTCTTAAGTTTGTTGGCGGAGATGAAGGTGGGGCAGCCGTAGCCGAAGGTTTAGCATTAATGATGCTAAAAGAAAAAGTAGATGATAATGAAACTATCTCAAGATTGCTCGGCGAGCATTTAAAAACTTCTGGTAAAAGCCAAGCAGCTTTAGCTCTATTAAAACCTGGAAGTTCACAGGGTAAAGCTTTACCAGTCAGAGGAAGAACCAATAGTATTACTGATGCAGCTAAACCCACTTTCCAGATATTTGGTGAATTAACTTCTTTAGCTCTTCCAGAGTTTCTAAATGATAACACTCTAAGTGTTAGTCAAGCTCTTGTAAAAACAGTCTCTCTTGCTTTAGGAACTGGTACAGAAGCAAATCAAGCTAGAGAACGCTTAAAGACTAGAGCTTTAAGCCTCTTTGGAGAAGTCAGAACCAGAACAGACCGAGCATTAGGCGTAGAGTTTGATCAGTCTCGTTATATCTTTAATGATTCTTTTGATAGTCGGTCAGCTAGTGTATTAGCTTACTTTATTAAAGCAGGACAGGATTTGTTAGGAGATATAGACACAAATCAAAGACTTAACGGTGCTTCTATAAGCGAGGTAAATCCTGCCTACTTTATGGGGTCAGAGAACAGAAAAAGATATTTAGGAGAAACTGCTGACACCGACCCCCGCACTAGACTAGCTATGATAGCTTCTGTAAGAAGAGTGGCATCAGGTTTGAACGTTCATCTACCAAGACCCGAAGACATTAATAATGCTACAGGACAAAATAAAGAAATGCTAGAAAAGCAGCTTGAGTTTGGTTTAGCTCAAGTTAATGCTATGCTGCGCTTGAACCGCTTCATGGAGTTTGGTATTGAAAAACTACCAAGCAAGATTGCCGTAGCAGTTGGGATGCAAAACATGACTAAAATGGAGGGCCATTACGCTTTAGAGTTATCTAAGGCGCAACTTGGTCTTTATACAGATACTTTACAAGAAAAGCAAGACGTTCTCAGCATCCAACAAGCTGTACTACTGCTGGGAGGACTAATGGAAGGTCAGCTACCTGACCCCTACCGTGCTTCTACTTTATATGGTTTGAAAGTAACTAATCTAGCTAGTCTAGATGAGCAGGTTGGTATTAGTAAATCAATGCGCTTTGCTACTAACTTCCTTAGTAATTTTAGTAGAGTAGCTGAGAAGACTTTACCCACTGTTGTAGCCGGAGAGAGAGGCTTTACTAGTCCTTTGGCTAAAGATGCTGTACTGGCTTATATATATAACCCAGACGGTAAGGATGCAAAGAGACTTGTAGAAAAGATGGGTCTTGTTAGACAACTAGCTGGAGGTATAGTAATGCCATCTTCTCAAGACGCAGAGGATGGAGTTAATTACAGAAGGAGACAGATAGAAAGACGCATACTCCAAGAAGTTCAAATGGATGGTGTACAGAAAACAGCTATCCAGAAGGAAGTGGTTTCTATTTTCAAAGAGTTTAGTACAGCTTATGGGAAAGATTCAAGAATGAGTTCCCAAAACCCGTATAGAAGCCAGTTTATAGAAACAGAGTTACCAAAAATAATTATTGAAAGAAGTTTAGAAACTTTAAAGAACAAGCAAACTCTTATAGCCCCTATTGCTTACTACGAAAGCTTTTTCACAAAGTTAACCACAAGTGTGGCGGCTCTTAATCCTTTACTACTAACAGACCAACCTAATCAAAAACTAGATATTGCTAAGTACCTCACAGAAGACCTATTGAGAGATAGCGGAGTTTATGAACACTACCAAGCTGATATAAACAGAAGAATTACTGCCTCTCAGAATACTGAATCAGGTACAGAGTATTTACAGTATGGAATGGAAGTTCTTAGGAGCGTATCTCACACTCAAAAATCAAAAGATAGTAAAGATAGTAAACACGGTAAAGACCCAACTATAGAGCAGGCTAAAAACTTGTATGAGACTATCTCTAAAACAAAAAGATTAGTTCTACCAGCTTTGATAGGACACGGTATGAGTGAGAGCGGCAAGCATACTGTCAGCTATGCACCTACTACTTCTTCTTCACCTAACCAGGGCTTGCTGCTAGGTCTAGACTTAATGCAGAAGATATCTTTAGTCTTTCAAGGTGAAAGCCACGCCGCCTTGACCACTCAAGTAGCTTTGTCTGACCAATTGACTAATAGTTACAGTTTATTAGAAAGATTAAGTGGGGCAAGTAATAGGTCTGAGACTACAGAACTAGATGATTATGAGTTAGCACAGTATCGTAGGTTAGAGTTCTTAATGAGAGAATCTGTGGAAACCACAGGTGAGTTGCTTAACAACCAAGAGACTATTAGACAAGCTGCCACAGATAGGTTAAAGCTTTCTGGTATGAGTGCGATCGCTATGTCTAGTCTCTTACTAGCAGAGGATGAAGTAGCTTTTGGCTCTAGATTTACGGAAGTCACTCAAAGAGGACAGAACGCAAACGTAAAAGCTGAACTGAAAACGTCTAGAGCAGCCTTACTTGGCGTTTCTAAAAGCATAGTGAAACTTAATGCCTCAATAGATTATTTAGAAGGTCAAGTTGGTACAACTACTAAACAAGTTTCTTATAGAACAAATATTCCTGATTCAAATGAAGTAAGAAGTGTAACACTCTTTACAGGTCTTCAACATCGTCAACTTGCAAACCTAATCCAAAGATATAAAGACTTAGACGCTACAAGAAACAAAATGCAAAGTCTTGTAGACAATGCTACCCAAAATAGTAGTTTAACTGAAGCTGAGTATAAAGATTTAGAAACCTTTAGATTAAGAGATAAAAAAGATGAAGATGGAATTGCTGAAGAGGGAAAAACATTTAAAAAAGGTTACGTCTCTAACCGTTTATTAAAAAGGATGGGTTTAGACTACGAGTATGTAGAATATGGTAGAGAGTATGACGAGAGTGATGACAATGCAAATGAAAAAGTAAGAATAAGAAAAAAAGCAAGTAGCCCTATTGATAAGTCAGACATTAATGTTTTTAAAATGCGAGTAGCTAAAACTATTGAAGATGAACAGAAAAATCTACGCACAAAAATAGAAGAAAAAGAAAAAATAATTCTAGAAAATGAAGCCAAGCTTGAAGCTAGTAAACAGAGTGTAGCTTTAAAAGAAAGTCAGCTTCCTTTTTTACTAGATAAGTTAGTTGATAGACTAAACCAACAAAGACAGACTTACTACTCACAAACTTATGGACAAGAGCTTCCAGAAACAGAGTATATAACTAGAAGTCATGTAAACCCTCTTATAGATGGGTATAGGGTAGCTAGTGTTGACTCTTTTATGGACTACACCTCAAGGTTAATTAGTTCAAGACAGATTAATAGTGTAGAACCAGTTAAAGAATTATTTCCTTCTAGTTATCTTGACTTACCACTTTTTGCTGATTTTAATGAGACAGTAAAAGCAAAAACTAAAACCAGGCTAGAAGAAATAGAAAAACTTTACAGCTCATCGTCAACAGAAGCAAGACAAGGTGGTCCTTATGGTGCGGCTCTTCCTTCTGAAAGTGCGACGGCTCTATTAAATATAGTTGGGGTAGGAACAGTAGACCAAAGAGCAAGAGAAACAGATACACTAGTCCGCCTTGCTAAAAGAGAATCCGCCACTCTAATGCTTGTTTCCGCTTTAGGTATGCACTATACAGAGTTGGGAGACTACGACGGTGACTCCTTCCAAGGAGCAATGACTCAATTAGCTAACGTTACCAGACGCATTCAACAACAACAAGCTGCAGTAGACAAGCTTTCAAAAGATAAATCTAATCTTCATCATGATAGCTCTCTTTCTACAGACAAACTAAATGCCATAAGTAAGGCAGAAGTTAAAGCTGCCGATGAAGAACTATCCTTAATGATAAAACACAAAAATGAACTACTAAACGAGCATAGAAAGATAAAAATAGAAGCCAAGCAGAGAGCAAATAAAGGGCTACGCGCCTACACTTCTACTTACACAGCGATACCTCGTGAAATGATGGGAGAAGGCGGGATTCTACCTGACGAATCTCTTCAGTCCTTAGTTAAACAATTTAGAGATACTCTAGATGGCATCTATGGTAATACCAAACACGCCACAGATGCAGTTGGAGTTTTAACTAATGATGTGTTATCCAAGCTGCAGCTGACTAAACAAAATGGCGAGTTTAAAGTAACTGGCATGGTTGGGTACACAAGAGATGAAGAAAGTAGAAAACTCCTAGCGGCAGCCACAAGCGAGTTTGACTATTACTACCAAGACATAGAAAACAAAGATAATCTTAATACACCAGAGGATGTAATCAACGCCATTATTCTACAACAAGCAAACGTTGCCAGCTTTAACGCTAGTATGGCAAATAGTGATAAACGTCTTGCTTCTGCTACAGGTTCTATATTAGACGCACAGGGTATAAATGAAATTCAATCTATCCTTGGAGCTTCTGGTACAGGGTTATTAGGAAGTACCTATAACACTGTAGTACCATTAGTAGCTATCAAAATGGGAGAAATAACAGCCCAGCGAGCTATGCGGGGTGATGAAGGAGCATCCTACAGAATGGCTATGGCTGCTGGTTTAACTAGAGAAATAAATCAAAGAAAAGCTCAGTTGTCTACTACAGACCAGGCACAACAAAGCCTTATAAACCAACTAGAGCAAAGAAGAAATAGTTACTTCAACAGTGGTCAAACTTTATCTACCAACTTAAGGCTAGATGAAGGAAACCGCCAGCTAGAAGTAGCAATGAGATTTGTCATTACTACACAGCAGTTCTTGAGAGACGCTGCTATTAAACCTAAAGAATCAAAGAAAGGGACTAATACTTCCAAAACCATAATGTTGGAAGTGGTTGATGACTTCTTCCTCCCTGCAGACGAGTTACCAAGCTACGGGATTCAATTGCCAGAAGGACAAGACAATATAAAAGGATTGACCAACATCCTTAATAGTCTTACCGGAGATTCTAGAACTATAAAAGATAATAGAGAAAGCATTCTTACTAGATTTTTAGGTGAAAAAGTTGGTAACGACCTAGATATCTATTTAGGAGAAAAAGAAACCCCTGTTTACGCACGTCAGGCTAAAGCGTTTGCCGCATTAAAGCTGATAACAGAGTATGTTTCTGGCAACTTTGAAGATAGCTCTGCAATGATGGAGCAAAGCGTCTTTAAAGATATTTTAAAAGCTGCACAGACAAGAGAAAAGTATGCAGGTCAATCAGCAGATGACTTTATCTCTAACTTTATCACTGACCTAACTAGTGCTTTCCAAAGCGAGTATATCTTTATTAACTCTTTAGAAATACAAAACAGAGTAGAGTTTGCTAGAACAGGACAGGCTTTACTAGACCTGTACGGAGTAAAGCGAGTCGGTACTTACAACAAAGATGATGAGTTTGAAAGAGGGGCTATTGATTCACTAGTTGATAGAAGAAAAGCAGAACTTCTTGAAGGTTTAAATGAAACTTCTGCTATAAAAACTTTAGAAGAGGGTTATCTAAAAGAATACAGAATAGAACAAGAAGGTATGCAAGAGGCGATCGCTAAAGCAACTTCTGGGTTAAATGACGACTTTGAGATATTTGAAGCTGGTTTAAGAGCAAGTATAAACAAAACCCTACAGAACGACCAACAGCGGTTAAAGGATAGTATTAATGAACTGAAGAATCTACACAGTGCTATAGGTGAAATGAGAGAGGGTAGTTTACCTTCTAACTTGGAACAAAACTTAAGTTTATACTCTACAGCTTTTGCTCAACAATTAGCTGCTGGAAAGATTGACCCTAATATATGGATGGGCTTTTATGCTCAAGCTTTACCAGAAATAGCTGGTTTAGCCGCAGAAGCTGTTAAAACTACAAATCCAGGTATTGAAAATCAACCAGATAAAAGACCTGCCGAGGCGGCTTATAGAGGCTTCTTTAGTATGTTAGGACTGCAAAACACTTCTATAGGCTACAATCCTGATGGAGATAATAACCCAGATATAGCTGCAATTGAAGCAAGAGCCTCTAGATATGTGAGAACAAATGAGTATACAAACTTAAATTTAGCAATGGAGTATACAGTTTTCACAAATCCTAGTATTGATAAGAACGCTTTAAAGGCAGATATAGGTGCTTTAGGAGATAATGGTAAGTACCTATCTGAAGAGGCTGAAGCTTTACTATTTAGCAAGTCAGAAGTAGAAGGTAAACCAGGAGAAAGAGAATACAGAATTGGGCTTGAAGCTATTAAAGGTCTAGAGTTAAACACTTCCGCAGCAGAGCAAGCTGCTAACCAAAGTGCTTTTACTTATACAATGAGTAAGCTTAACCAAGAGTACACAAGCTTAGTAGCCGAGCAAGCTGCTAACAATATAAATCTTAGTCAAGCAGAAGATGTCAGAGAAAAACTAAACGTACAATACGATGCTGCTATAGATAGACTACAAGCACAAATGGACGCAGCTAAATCAAACTCAAATAATCTTCGTCCTGAAGACCATTTTAAAACCGTACAAGACATCCAAAACGAATTAAACAGGAATCTCACAGCTACTATAAAAAGAGCTACAAGCCTTGAAGTTAACAGAATAAGTAGAGAGTCCAGGCGATCGCACTCTATATCTGAAGCTATTAGTGTATTAGCAGTACCAGCCTTGTTTGCCTTGATGCAAAATAGAGCTTCAGCTTCAGAACAAGCAATAGAACTATTAAGTAACACAGCCCAGTCTTATCTATCTTCTAGTGCAGTAGCTGACCCTACCTCCGAGGGGGAACTAGCTAAAACAGCCCAGCGGTTAAGGACAGCCAGAATCAGAAATAGTTTAACTATGGGCGGAGGTTCAACAGAATCCTTACTTACAGGAATAGCTTTTGAATCTATCTTCAACGCTAGTTCTGTAATATCTAACAAAGTAGTAGATACCATTGGAACTAGAAGCGGAGGCTTTGCTGCAACACCTTTAGGAAGATTAACAGGAGAAGTTGTTGGTGGGGTAGTAGGTATGGGTATAGCAGGCCTTCTCACTAATAGAAAGGCCGGACTACCAGGAGAAGGTGTAACAGAACAAGATATGGCAGACAGAATAATAGAAGGTATTAAACAATCAACTAGAGAAGCCGCTGAACGCTTTAGTGAGCAGATTATCGCTCAAGCCTCTGTTGATGTCTTTGACGAAGAAGACGGAGCTACAATGGCTTCTTCTTCAGATTACAATAATAATAGCGGTTTCCTTACTGCTATGGAGTTAGATGAACTAACAGGCGTAACCTTAACAACCTACGAAGGTGATGAAATTCCTACATATTTGGAGACGTGATGATAAGTAGTAGTTCATTTATACAAGCTAATAGATATAAAAAGATATTGTCTTTAGCAGCAAAACCAAACTTTTATCTAATAGGATTAGGGCGGTTCTCTCCTTGGAGTCTTGATATCTCTCCTCCAACTGTGTCAGGGGTAGAGACTACTGTTCAAGAATTAATGGGTTATATTCTAGTAACAGAAATAAGCGGTGTTGTCCGAGCGACAACTAGCACAGACTTTAATTTAGCAGGCATTGGTTATAAAAAGCTGCCTAATACTTTAACAAGTTTACAAAGTAACAACTGCCAAGAAGTATGTTTTGGAGGTGTATTAACGCACAACCAGCTTACTCAGCCTAGTTGGCGATCGCTCAGTCTCTTTGAATCAGCAACCGCAATTACAGCTAGTGGACTAGTCACCACAACGCTCAGTAACTTAACCCTAGTTTATCTAGCGCACTTTCCTCCTAAAACTAAGGAAGAGAATGCTTTAGAAAGAATTAGATTAGTTCTGCCAGTTAGTGAGGCTATATGACATCCTTTGGAACTGATAACCCGACCCTACTAGCTTTAGTAAAGAAAAAAGAGCCGACTACAAAAGTACCCAAAAAGACTCCTACAAAACCAACCAAGTCTGTAGGTGTTAAAGGTACAAGAGAAAATCGAGCTCTTCTACTAGCTCAAAATCCACCTGCTATATCAAAAGAGGGACTAGCAAACCTACGCAAAGGCGTAAGAGTTATAGATAGCTTTAATATAAAATATACAGATAGACAAAGCGGCGCGAGAGTATTTAACTTTGCTTTACCCCCTGCTGTAGATAACATATTAACTTACTCAGGCTCTGGTTCTTTTAGAGGTAACGCCAGCGTCCCTGACGTAAAAGCTGGATTGCCTATTAGAACTACTATGAAACATAAAAATATTGTCATTCCTGGCGGGACTAATGTTGTCCAGACTATTGGAGTTGATAGTAAATATATTGTTCTGGTGGGAGCTTTTGTAGGGTCAGACGAGTTTTCTTCAAAACCTAAAACACCTGGAGTATCTAGAAGTTCTTACCAGACTGCTAAAGAGTTTGATGAGAGAGTAGTTCAACAAGGCGCTCCTATTAGTTTAAACATTACTATTAATGCCGCAGGCGTAGCAGAGACTATAGACATAACTGGAGTTATAGTAGACTTTAAAGCTTTTGCAGTGCGGCGGGCTAAAACTTATTATAGCATTACTGTTTTGTATACTAAATACCCTAAGAGAAAAGTTGTGACAGTAGAGAATAAAGAGAAAAACGTAGAGAGTAATGCGAGCGCAAAAGAAATAGGTCTATCAATACAAGAAGAAACTAAAAAGATAGACAAGCAGCAACTATCTAAGTTTGCCGCTAGTCAAGTAGGATTAGAGTGGAATCAAAGTTTAATAGACAGTTTTCCAAAAAAAGGAGGCTATAAACAAGTAGAGGGAAAAAAATCAAGTTCTTTTAATCAAGATGGTAGTTATTTAATGTTTGTAGATCCGCCTTTTTGGAAGGAAGGAGACAGTTATATTGTCTTCATCATCGCTAAAAGAACACCCCCACCAATAAGTTTACCTAGCAGCAAATTTTATATACAGTCCTTCTATATTGAGTAATCTTAAATGATACCGACAGACCTTATAGAAGATATTAACGAAAGGCTCTTACCCTTTGGTGGTTACTCAGAGCTATCAAAGTACCTTTCAGAAGCAGACTTGATTGACATAGCCTTATTTGGAGGAGAAACAATCTTCCTCAGCAGCTTTCTTACCGCAGAAGGCTTTCCAGAACCAACAGTAGACCTCCAAGATTATAGTTATACTCCTGGTCAACTACTAACTGTATTAGACCAGAACTTAAAGGTTCTGACCCAAAAGGTATTAACACCTTTAAACATTAACGGTGCAAAAACCTACTGTTGGGGCAGCACAACAGCAGAACGCTCTTTACTGTTCACCAAACACGCTGGAAGGTACTTCTTTTCCTTTGAGACCTATAACGGCACAAAGTTAGTGCAGGTGCTGGTACAGACCAAAATACAGCCAGAAAAGCAGCAACAACTTCTACAAGAGTGGACAACTTTACAACAATATAACTCTCAACAAGAAGTGTTTACACAACTAGATGAGTTATTTATAGAGTTTTTACCTCAGTACGCGCCGCTAAGTTTGTTTATAGCTGAATCAGTGCCATCTTCAAGTCATCTATTCTCTCCGCAGTATCAACAAGTCTATAAGGCTGGTGAGAACATTTATATATCTTCGGCTAACAAGAATCTATTAATGTCGTTTAGATATTTAACAGTTACAGAAGAATTGAGTTTACTAAACCTTTCTGAAGAGGATTTGGTTTCAGACCTTAATTCTCTAAACTACTCGAAGATTTACGAAGATCCGGTAGATGGACTCCAATACTGGATTTCTGTGGATAATGATTATAGGCTAGATATCACTCTCAGCAACGGTGTAGTAACCTTGGCTGTAAAAAATACTCTAAATGTCTTGACTCTTGATATGGTTGGTGAAGGACAATCAAGACTCAAGTTTAAGAATGGTATTTACAGCTTAAAGGCTGCTGGAAGACCAGACCTCCTACAACCTTCAAGAACTGTAAGATTAAATATCAGAGCGAAAGCTACAGACTAATCCGCTCTGATACTTCAGTTAAGTAACTATAAAGCACAGACAACTGTGCTTTATTTATAGCTGTTAACCCTCCGTTGAGTAAGGTCTTTATGTTAGCCAGCAGCAAGTCTAGGTTTTTGAGGTTGTAGAAGTCAAACAGTAACTCTAACAACTCGCTCTGTGTTAATCCCTTATGCTTGGCTAATTGCCTCAACTGCTTCGCTGTATCTGGGGTCAGCTTTATCGTTAATTGCTCTGTACGCCGACTCTCTTTCCTGCTCATTGGTCATATTAGCTATATCTCGGTATAACAACATAATAGCTTCCTCTTGACTTCCTTTCTTTGTTTGATCGTAGAAGTGCTGACAAACAGACATAAACATGGGATCAACCTGCATCAACCCATTTACTTTTAGATTTACTTCTCTATCCCAGACTTCTAAAGTAATACAGCCGCAGGTGAGCCTAACTGGGTCATCAACTCCTGTGGTAACTTTCACATTACATAAGAGCTTATACAAGTAATAAAAATTCTTTAAGAAGTTCATGTTTAACCTACTAATACTGTTGGTGCGCCTGATCCCAAGGTGTGACCTGTACAATGATTACGATCGCCTACCCGGTGTGCGGGCATATTTTGAATTAATACCGTTAGACACCCTGTAGTTAGAAAGGATGGTCCGCCGCAGAAAGCTAAGTCTCCTACAGTAGCTGGTGGTCTACCACTAACTAAAACTGTACTCACTTTACAGCTTTTGATAACTCCAATGATAGTGTATGGTCCACGTTTAGGATGAGGACATATTGGAGTATTAGGACAAGTAATGCGGTCTCCTAATAAAGCTTGCTGCATCAAGAACCCCCTAAAGCTGTTGAACTATACGCCACCCACTTAACAAAGTAATCTCCTTCAAGCAGTGCGGCTAATATTGTAGTTGTAATTGGCGTGGCTTCAACATCATTTGTTGGTGCAGTCACCCCGTTACGGATAACGTCTAAGTCTGTAAAAGCAATAGGGACTGGAGGAACGCTCAAAGCGTTATAATGTTCATCTAAGAATCTTTGCAGATAAACATTATACTCATTTATGTTTAAATCGGCTGAGAAGTTCTCTGGTTTTCTAGTTTGTCCAAGATTAGATAGCCATACACTAAACTTCGGCATTCCTGGATTCTCTATAGCCGTTCGCGCCAGTCCTTGCAGTTTTGGTATCTTTGAAGAACTATCCACAGCCGCTCCCGCGGCATTAATACAAATAGAGTATCTACCATCCCATACCAAATTACTTCTAGTAGGTACAGGTAAACTAGGAAAGATATAAACGGTAGTGTCTCTTTGATAGTAAGACTCCCCACCCCAATCATAAGTAAAAGGGTCAGCAGGTGGATATAACACCTGTGGAGCCTTCGGCGCAGGGCTATCTTGTACAAAGGAGAAATTATATACAAATAACTCTTGGTCAACTGTAGCCCCATTATGCCGTAGCTTTAACGGCGGTTCCGCTAATCGGTAAAAGTTGTGAGTACGTCTATAAGTTATTAGAGTAGAGTCCGGCGCAGCTAAGTTACTCGCAACAACTAACTCTTGCTCTTCAAGAAAAGATAACTGAGAAATCGAAGCCTGTACTGTTCTAGCTCCAAGAAATGAATCTCTCAGAGTAGGTGTAGAAATAGGTGTAATAGGAGCGTATTGCATGATGAAATAGTTAATACTCTTTAAGGATAACACTGTAAGAGTAATAGAGTTTTGCGAAGCTGGGGGAAAATATATGCGCGGATTTTTTAGAAGTGCGATTAAGTAATTAAAAAATAAGAAAAAAGAAATAAAGAAAAATATAAAAAGAAATAAAAGAAGATAGTCGGCAGCTTAGTAGCTGATAGAGGTGGATGTAAGCTGTACAGTTTGCGAAGCTGGAGGAAAAATTGATAGCAGGTAGAGCAATATGTTAACTGCTTGATGGCGGAGCTGGAGGAAAAATTGATAGCGGAGCTGGGGGAAAAATTGATAGCGGGTAGAGGTGGATGGAATATGCTGTCACAGGGTAAGCCGGGGTTCTGAAAACGAACAATTCCTGGCTTGTTTTGTGTAGGAGATCAATCCCTCAACGAACTGTTCGTTGAGGGATTTTTTGTAAATATACATCTGTAAGGAGGCTTTAATAATGACATTGTATAAGGATGAATTTGACTCCTGGCAAGAGTTAGAAGATGCGCTTGATTTAGCAGCTCGTCTTGAAAACGCCGGTAGAGATAATGGAGAGGCGCAACTCTCCATAGAAAATGGTGAGCGAATCACCATTGAAATAATTGAAGAAACGGTCGCTAAGGCGACCTCACTTCCCTTTGAGGAAGTGTTGGAAGAATACAAACTCGCTTACATAAATGCTCTTCCAGACGGCTGGAAGAGCATTTATGGTGAAGAGTTAAAATACAGGAGAGCTGACCAGCAGCTCTCCTGGAAGGAGCGATTACAGCTCCCTGTAGAGCTGCTCTTTAACTAGAGAAAATCCCCACTCAGTTGAGTGGGGATTTTTCTGTTTTTATACAGCCTGTAAGGAGCTTGTATTATGTCACGTAAATCATTTGAATCTAACCCAGTGGGGTTCTTGAAGAAGTTCATAAGCAGGTCTAATAGCCTGCTTGTAGAAGCAGAAGGATTGGGCTTTCCTAATCTTTCCTTAGTCACCAATCTCTCTGAGTGTTCTGACTCTGAGTTGCTACAGCTAACTATAGCCTACAGAGATAGGCTAGTAGACCTACAGCACTGGTTGGTGTTGGTCTACGCAAAAGATGAAAGTCAGGAAGTCTTTGAGTTAATTGATAGTGTTCAGCATCTAGCTGAGTGCTATAGAATCAAACGCTTTTAGTTAGATTCCCCTCATTATGAGGGGATTTTTCTGTTTATTTATTGGCTGTAAGGAGCCTTTTATTATGTCTATTTTCAAAAAGTTTGCTTCTTTGTTCTCTTCTCCTGCTGCTGCTCCTACTGCTTCCGCTCCCGCTCCCGTTATTTCTGCTCAAGAGGCAGAGGTTCTAACGGAGTTAGAAAGTAGTAAGTGTGAACTAGCTGAGAAAAAAGTCATAGAGAAAGCCCGCCTGGCTGTACTGAAAGAAGAAACTGAGGGTGCTATAAGGATGAGACAAGCTGAACAAGCCTTAGTCACAACTTATAGAGCTTTGAGCTCCTGTGAAGACAGACTGGAGATTATTGAGGACTCCATTCAGCAAGCTAGAGAACATAGAGAGTCAGCGGCTCTCTCAGCTCTGGATATGGCACGGAAGCTCAAGCAAGAGCGTATGGATAAAAAGATGGCAAAGCTAGGTGGTGCACCAGTACCTCGCTATATTCCCACAGCTCCAAGAGTTCGGAATACTTCTGCATCTTCTAACTTCATTGTGTGCCCAGCCTGCAACACGCCTAATCATGAAGCTAACACCCACTGTGATGCTTGCGGTACTCTTTTAGTTCAACCAGCACCAGCACCAACTACTCCTCCTGTAGTAACAGGTAACTTGCCTTCTCTGTTTAATGTTTCCCAAAACCAACAACCATAGATAACTAAATTCCCCACTCAACTGAGTGGGGTTTTTTCTGATTTTATTAAACCTGTAAGGAGGTTTTATGAACAATAGAAGATTTATGATACAGGCTTCTAGCTTGCTAAAACAAGCTAGTAAATGGGTTGACATAGATTGGGATAACACCTTATCTATGCAAGAAGAAGAATTACTCTTTTCTTGCACTACTCGTTTTAGTCATATACGTGAAGCACTAACAAAGCTTCACCGCTGGGTTGAGGAAAACCCACATTCTAGCGAATTAGCTGGTGTTGTATACCTTATAGGAGGTATACAGAAGCTTACAAACTCGTGGGCTTCACAAAATATCAGCAAATAATTAATCCCCTTAGCAGACGCTAAGGGGATTTTTTGTTTATTTATAGCCGTGAGGGGCTTTATGTCATGCTTAACAAACTAATCGCTGCTTTCACTCCTATCTCTTTCTCCGCAAAAGTTCCTACTCCTGCTCCTACTCCTGCTCCTGCTCCTGCTCCTGCTCCTGCTCCTGCTACTGCTACTGCTCCTGCTCCTGTTGCTTTAGTCAATGGTGCATACTACCCCTCGGTAGAAAAAGCGGTGCAGGCAGCACTTGAGCAAGCTGCTAAGACACAAGTCTCGCCAGAAGCTATAGAAGTTATTGAAGAAGCAATTGAAGTAGAGAAAAGACAAGCTTCTACTCATGCTGATGCAAAGTTAAAAGAAGCTCATGCCACCCAACTCGAAAAAGCTTTCGCAAAACTTGAAGGTGCATATGAAGGGTTAGATAAAGCTTCTGCCTTTCTTGCTGCTGAAACTGCTCGTGAAGAAGCTGCTAGAGCTAAGATAGCGGCTCTAAGACAACGTAGAAACCCAGCTCCTGTAGAAGTTGTAGAAGTTGTTGAATCTACTCCAGTAGTAGAAGAAGAAAGTGAGTACAAGAAAGCCATGAAACGCTCTCTTGGTTTGTAGTCTAGTTTAATTTAACCCCTCATTACGAGGGGTTTTTTCTGTAGGTAGTGGCTTTATGTCCTGCTTTACTAGAGTACGCGGCTATCACGGGATAGCTGTGCGCTGACTTCTCGTTGCTTAGGCGACTTGAGGTTGCCCTGCGTGTCAGGGGCTCTAGTATTGCAGGCATAATGCTCAACTACTTGTCCAGGGTAGGGATGCCTGCTGCGGTACAGCCGCAGTTAAATAGCCCGTTGGAGTAAGCAGTGCCCTAATAAGGTTCTAGGTTCTGCCTGGGCTTACTCAAAAAGTGGGTGTTCGCGCTCGTCGCTGAACCCCGGATACGTACAGCCGCAAGGGTACAGCCGCTTCCCAAATTCAATCCTCACGATTTGTTCGTAGAGGGATATTTTTATAGAAACTTTTTTGTCTTTAAGGAGACTTCGACAAATGGCTACTAAAACAATCTGTGCCCACGCATTAAGCTACGCAGATAAAGTATACGGAAAAACCGATAGACTTGCAAAAAGCTGGAAGTGCCCTTGTGGGTCTGGCTACTGTAAGCTCACTGCAAGTCAGCTTTTGCGTGAGTTTAGTATGCGTCCCTCCGACGCTGCAAGATTTATAGGTATAGAAGTTACTGGTGGAGCGGTGGCAACTACTGTCTCTAAACCAGTGATAGTACCTAAACCAATCAAGAAAGAAGATTTAAAGCCCACACCCGCACAACTTTTAGTTGTGGATAACCAGACAATGAATCTCGTTAACTCAGTGGAGTACCCACTGGGAGAGTTTACTCACTCCAGAAGGCTATTACTCTTTGGAGTAATGACTGTGCACAAAGTCTTTACTATGCTCAAGCAGTTGGGTTACGACCCTATTATGGCCACTCCTAAGTCTGTAATGGACGTAGGATTAGCCAGCGATATTGCTATTAAATGGCAAGGCGGCTGGCGACTAATGCAAATTAAAAGCTCTCTGCAATATGCAGAGGTTCACTTTGAGAAGAAAGGAGAAGGATTCAAACTCCATCCCAGAATTAGTGCCCTGCTTCCTGGCATTGACCCACGGAGGCATTGGGATTGTCCAGAGTGTTTAATCATAGTTAATGGCAGATTGGTCTGTCTGAACGCCAATGGTAAAGGGGTGTTCATGCCTCCAGCCTTGAGAGCAGATGATTACAAGATAGAAAAATACAATTGGTAGTTTGGTCTATAAGCTACCTAACTAACCCCACTCAATTGAGTGGGGTTTTTCTTTGTGAACGTTTTGTCTTTAAGGAGACTTTATCATGGCTAATCACTTTTCTGTTGCTGCTTCTTCTTTTTCCAAGTCCTTGAACTTGGAAGAGTTGAATTTCTCGTTTGAAGCTGACGTAAGCTTCAGAATTGAGAAAGGAGTACGCTTTATGAACATGAAGCACTTGTTAATGTGCGACTGGGATGTTGCACATAACGGTGTGGTAGATGACCACCACACCGTTGCCTCTATCCAAGAGGTAGATGAAATTATGAAAAGATGGGTGGCTGCACATCCTGACCAATTCTGGGTAGGGTACAAGACCCCCTCTGGTGGAGCTCACGCCTTCCTTATATCCAAGAAGGTAGATGTCGTAGGAGAAGATATAGCTATTCTTGACCTCCTGAAGGTAGATAAGCTCTATCAATACTTCTGTGAAAAGAGGAAGAGCTTTGCTGTAAGAATATCCCCAAAACCAAACAGGTTTGGAGATTATATTGCTTCTTACTGGAAGACTTGGGGGACAGGTCAACCAATAGAAGAGCTAGAAGAGGTATTAAGAAAGCATGACAGCTTTTTAAAGCCTAACAATAGGTATTACAAGAATCTATAAGCTATAACTCCTAGTGACCCACAACGAACTGTTCGTTGTGGGTCACTTTTTATGACCAACAGCCAATACACCGTAGGAGGTACCACATGGCTGACCAACAACCGTCCAACTCTTCTTCTGCTATAGCACGGGTTAGCTCTAACCAACCCAGCTATAG